GCTGTCTATACTGGTTTGCTGTGTCGCATCGTTCCTTTCACTCCCAGGAGCCAGTTTATGAGAGTCTCTAAGTCCCAAGCGGCTGATGCCGCGGCTTGCCTGCGCAAACTATTACGCCCCGGGCGCACCGTATATACGGTGCTGCGCAACGTATCGCGCTCCGGCATGATGCGCTCAATTGATCTGTACGTGATCGTGCCGCCGCGGGACGGCTACTCGGCAGACATACGGTGCATTACCGGCAGTGTAGCCGCCGTGCTCGGCTATCCAATTGACCGCGGCAACGGCGGCCTGCGAGTAGGTGGTTGTGGAGTGGATATGGGTTTTCACGTGGTCTATTCGCTCGGCCGTGCGCTCTGGCCGCGCGGTTTCAAACTGGCCCGCAACCAGCACGGCCGCAATGGCGATACTTCTGGACGTGACGATGACGGCGGTTATGCGCTCAATCATCGATGGCTNNCAGTTAGTTTCCAGTTAGTTTCCAGTTAGTTTCCCGTTTCCAGTTTTCTCAATTTTGAAAGGGTTATGCTGTGTCACATTCCTACGGCTCCCCGAAGTTCCAAGAGGCCCAAGTTACCGATCAGACCAAAGTTGCCGCAGACGCTATGTCAGCACTTGAAAAGCACACAGCGGAAGTGCGCGCGATATTGCGCCGGCCGATCAAACTACAATGGTCCACCACGGCTCAATGTGCTCATTCCCTGCGCTGGATTCTCTGCTTTCTTGCACGCTGGATCGTCGTGCGCAAGCAATTCGTTGCGACTATGAATAAGGTGTGGTCACTTCAATACCGGCTATCACACTCTTTTATCATGCACAGTCGTTTACAGCGGCAAAGCGGCGGCGGCTGGTCCCGCAATTACAGCGAATCGGAACGCACGCAATGCCCGGCTAATTTTCGTGCCGCAATTTCCACGCTTCCTATTGTCACTCTCGCAATTTCCGAATTGAATCGCTGGAACGCGCTGGCGGACCAACTCGAATTAGACTATAAGCAATTCCACGCCTTACTTCGGGATGCGCTGCCGGATTATCTAAGTATCAAGCGGGTAATGCCTTTGCATGGCCGTGCGGCTTATTCTTTGATCTTGGCAGCCGATACCGGCAAAGACTCGTCTAATTTGGCGAACGAACACAAGCTATTCGGCTGGCACAGTACCAATCTGGGCTGGGCCGAATCACTCCATGCCGTAGCCCGTGCTCTAATTCCATCTGTCCGTGAGCGCGGCGGACCAGCGCCTAGCGTCAAAGTAGGACGCGAGCTATTAAACCTTGCCCGGCATAACCCGCGATATGCTGGGCGGCCGGACGACTGTGAGGAGCGCCCCTCTCGCATTGTTCCAGCCGATAAGCGCGTCCGTCTTGAAGAATTCACCTGTCGGAATCGAACCCGAATCGACGCCGCTGTGCTATGGGGTAACTTCGCTAACGGTTCTCTAGCACCGTCATTTATCAAATACGCGCTGGACCCCGCTACTGCCCGTAAAGCAAAAATCAGAGCGGCACTGGTCCGCAAGATTGCCGGCGAGACGTGGAATAACCGTGTACCAACAATCATCACTGGTGAAATCGAACGTGTTTCTGGCGATGACTATATTGCGCCGGCTTTGTACATCGAAAATGAACGCACGGTGCACGGTTACATTCTCTTGCGCGCCGGCTGGCCGGACTGTGTACATTGTCTCGCCGCCGATTGCTTATCGCCAGACGGTACGCCGAATATGCGAGCAATTAGCGAAGCGCTAGAGTCTGGCAGTAATTATCACTTTCGGTGGAAACGAGAAGAGGAGTTACGCCGGCTATCACAAAAGCAGCGCGTAGCCAAGCTACTTCGCGCCTTGCGGTCTATCCCGCGGCTGACGCTTTCAGACAGCTACGCCGCCGGGAATTGCGTGCCTGGCACCGAGCAATTCTGCCGGCAACTAGGAATCGCTCCAGATAGCTCGGCATCCGTCACCGGGCGCGAACTCGCGGTTCTTTGGCGAAACAAGAGCTACCCGCAGCAAGATCGCTTTGCCAATGTCATCCTACGACTGGCCAGTAATGCCGCTACGGCAGAAGTGGCGGTGAGCTAATAAGATGCCGGAAATAACCTTACGCTGCCCAGCGCCTTGCGCTGGGCAGTTGATCCCGAAGATCGTCCTAGAACGCTGGGCCAGGTTGGCCTACCTGCAATGCCTTAACTGCGGCACAGTCTGGACGGCCAGCACATCGCCAACTGATCGCGCCGGCGTTTGGACAGCTCAACTGCGCCGCGTGGCCGATGAATACGCTTTCGATATTCGCCGCACCATCGGCGGTGAGTTTGTCCCTTACTTCTAACTCCCCTGCCCGGTCGTACTCTGTGCGGCCGGGCTTTTTCATGCGCTAATCCCGTGCTGAATTGCTCACGACTACTTGCGAAACTACCGCAGAAGTCGTTATGAATTGAGCATGAGCAAGCGCAAAACCGTGTACGACAAACTAGGCGTCAAGAGACAGCCGGCGCGGAAATCACAACGGCGCAGGATGCCGGCCCGCCCCAAGGTCCAAAACATTCTGGAATACTCTGAAGTAAGTATTGAAGAGTTCCTAAATGACGAACCCCGCTTGGCCAAGTTCCTCAGCATCGTCAAGATTGGAAGCCATCCGCACACGGCCGCCGCGGCGGTAATGCTAAATCCGAATATCCTGTCCCGCTGGGTTGATGCTGGGATCGAACCGATGGGAGATGAGGGGTGCAGACGGCTAGTCATCCTACTCCGCGCTGCCATCGCAGAACCATCACAAATAGCAGAGAACTCCGTACTCAACAAGTCCCCCCAGCACTGGCTCGCCTCATCTACACGTGCCGTACTCTCACCCCAATCATCCGCCTCACCCGCTGATCCCTCGCTCCCATCCACTGACGAGCAGAGCAATCTTCCCCGTACCCCCATCTCCCTATCCGATCTCGCCGCTGCTCTAGTCGAGCTATCCCGTGCTGGTGTCGGACTACCAGCGCCCGTACCCACTTACAGCTCCGCTCACAGCAGGTCGGCTGAAGACCGACCCACTGCTCCCCCTGCTCTCACACTCGATCATCGTCCGGTTCATCCGAGTACGGACTAGAGTCGCTGCTCTCCCTGGTCTTGAAGAGTTTCTGAGTAAGTCCTGACCTTGAGTGGGTACGGGAGACCGGGGGGTTTCGTCACTAGCAACCGCTTGCGCGGATGACGTGGACGCGAAAGAGACGGGACTGTGCTGAGGAAGAGAACCGCCCTCGACTGCGTATCCATGTAGGTCTGAATCTCGCTCAGGGGGTAAGAAATGGGATGAGGTGTATTGCTGGAGAGCTGAAAGACCCATGTTTTCCCTGTGGGGAGGGGTGGGTACGGATGGGGGATGGAATACGGGGCATTGTCCCTATCCGTTCTCGCTCCTACTCTCGCTTACCCGCTCCCGCTTACCAGCTCCCACACTCTCCCTTGACAAGTGTGTAAGTAGTTAAGTATTATGCGTAGGTGCAATCCGGTTTTCCTCTTTGGAGAGAAACGATGTGTCAGTTACCCCAGTCCTCAGTTCAAGATACGAGCCCGTTGAGTGAGAAGCAGCGAGCCGAAATCGCCGAGGCGCGAGTGAAGGAACTCAATGCTCGGATCAAGGAACTTGAACACGACAAGCCGACGCTGGTTGAGCTTTACCGTCGTGATCACCCAGAAGCGTTTGACTCCGCGAAGGTGCAAGAACTTGCGGAAGACCTTGATGCGGTACGCAATCGGTGTCACTATGCCGAGAAGCGAGTGAAGGAATTGGAAACCGCCATCCGCACCCATTGGGAGCAGAAAGCCGATGACCGTTGCTGGGAAGATGACAGCAAGCTCTACTCGGTCGTGCCGCTACCGGATACGACGGCTCGCTGCATCGGCGACCCCGAAGTAATGCTCGAAAACTGCAAGCGGTTTATCAAGCAACGTACGTGTGCCGGCGGCCCGTGGAAGTCGTATGCAGAACTGGAAGCTGAGAACGCCAAGCTCCGCGAGCAAATCCGTCACGCAACCGAAGCACTCGAAGTCTGTTATGCTCCAGCCAATCCAGGCTCAGGCGCTCCGCTCAGTGTGCTGGCGACCTGGGCTGGAAATGAGATTGCCGAGCTTCGCGAGCAACTGGCCAACAGCGTGCAAGTCGTTCGGGGACCGACAACCCTGCCGGATGGTCACTGGGCCGTTTACTGTCCAGTTGAGACGCGCCTTGGCGGTCAGCTTATCATTGACAGCCTGATCGCATTTCGTCTGCCGGATCGAGAGGAGGAATAATGAGGCTTTTTGATAAGGTCGTCACGACCAACTTCAACATAGCTCGAATTCTTCGTCAGCCGGACATTTTGAAGCTCTATTTGCTTCCGGCTGGGAAGTCGATTAGGAAGCGAAACTACCGTCAACGGATACGATCTTACCCTCACATTTATAGGGGAATATTAATGAAACGCGAGAAACTTGACGCAACCTGTCCTGTGGGCTGGTACGAGTTCGACTTAGTTACTCCCGGTATAAATCTTCCCGGCAATCGGCGAATGGGTTGGTGGAACGGTAGCGATATATACGGAGACAAAGCATGTACCTGTCGGATTGGGGATCACTATTCCAACTTCATCGGCCCGCTGGTTGAAGTAACCGGCGCCACCCCGGCCGATGTGAAAGAGTTAGAGAACGTCATACATGAACTCTGCGATCTTGCTAACGTAGCGAAAGAGTCGCGACCAAGGGAATACGAAGAGCCTGCGGAATACTCTCTCGGAACCAGGGTGGCGTGGCTGAGGGAGTATCTGATCAAACAGAAGTCTCTTCAAGAGCAATTAGAGAAGACAGAAGCCTCTCTAGCCGAACGAGAGCGATCACAGGCAGTTCGTTCGTGGTGTTCTATTGACGAGGCCAACAAGTGGCCAGAAGGATCGCATGTCTTAGAGTGTGTTCTCCGAGACAATGGGACGGTGTTTGAATACCGGGCTACGACGATCTGGAAGCCAAACCGGGGTAAAGGACACTCACGGCCCTCTTGTTATGCGCTAATCAAAGCTCCTGACGCCCTCGCCGTACAGTACGGGAGTCTGACTGAATCGCAAGTGAAGGATCGTTTGATTCAAGCCCTAAAAGAAGACTTGAAAGACTACCGCAATCGATTTTGCGAACATCACGGATCGGCAGGTGGTTGTCCTCCAGGCTGCCCGGTATGTGAATCACAGAAACTTGACAAGACCGTCTGTGAGCTAGAGATGGACCTCGACGCGGCGCGCAAGCGGTGTCACACCGCTGAGGCGACGATCGAAAAGCTCCGCGAGAAAATCCGCCATACAGAGAGCCTGGATCGCCGCGTTGTCCACTCTTGGTTAGCCGTTAGGAATTTGTATCTCGTCACGGGCACAGCTCTCGGCCAGAGAGACGCGAAACTGTACGTGCTCGCAATGGACGCGGGGTTCGCAGAAGACAAGGCACGAAAAACCTGGCGATCATGGAAGTACAGCCATGAGCCAGTTGAGGCCAAACTGGTTGGTAAGTCAGCGCAGTACGGACCAGAGGGCGTCGTCACCGTTGTGGGGTGAAAAATGACCTCAAATCAGAATTAGAGAATCTATAGGAGTGAAAAATGACAGAGACCGTTAGCGTTACAGTGAAAGAAACGAAAATCACTTGCGACATTTGCGGAGAGACAGTTCAAGGGAGAGGCTGCGGTCAGCTTATAAGACCTTGCCCTGGATGCGGACGTGACACGTGTAAGTCGTGCGGAACCTGCTGGTTCATTGACCCTTGGAGCGGAGAAGATAGCGGCGACAACTCGCCTCGCTATTGCTTTTGCTGCGAGAAGCGTTTGCACCGCTATGCCAACGAGGCTGCAAAGGTCCGCAATAGCGCTCAAACGACGATCGAGAAGCTCCGCGATAACTGGCTGTCTGACTGCAAAGAAGACCCGGAAAGGAAAACAGATGCTCAACGAACTAGCTAAATGGCTCATGGAAGACGAGCGTCGCACTGCGATCATCTGTCGAGCCCGTCACGAAGGCCGGCAGCAATGGTACGTCTGTCTGCACGATTATCCTCCAAAGAGTCCACCCCCGTTGGGCGCGGTATTCCCACAAGACAGGATCGTTTACGCCGATTCTCTTGACGACGCTATCCGACAGGCACTTCATCAATGAAACGCTCCATGAAATCGAAGCGGGTTGTCTCAACCTGCCCTTGGTTAGCTGAGATCAGCACCAAGCTCTTTTACCGCCTTGAACCCCGTCACCAAGAGATTATCAAGCTCAGGGATCGCGGTCATACTTGGTGTGAAATTGGCCGGCTAATGGGGTTCTCCGGGTCTCGCGCTTATCAGCTCCACCGCACGGCTTTGATCGCCTTAGCTCGCTTACTGATAAATGCTGGAAAAAAAATCCCGTGGGCGGATTGATTCGGTATTGACTTACTTAGGTAAGTATGTAAGATACAGGCAGTTCAGTTCCCGTACCTTTTTGGAGAGAAACAATGTCGATCGATCCGTACCCTCTTTGGAAAGAAACAATGCAAGCCGAGATGGAAAAAGTGCTCCGGGCCTTCCGTGACGCATTAGGGAAGGCGGTAACAGAAAGCTCGAACTCCAAGGGTGACAACCCGCAGGCCGCAACAGAAAACCAAGCGTGGTCGAAATCCTGTTGCTCGCCGAAACCGGCCACCGATTTACTGTCTGTTTCCGAACGTGAAGAGCTTCGGCAGCTCCGCGAGGCCCGCGATGCTATCATCCCGATGCTTCAGCAAATCGACATAGTCCCTGCTGGATCAGCGATTCAATTGACCGCTTCCGGCGCTCGCCACGCGTTCTCTATGCTTGCCTCCCGCATGAAAGCTGCGGAAGGCGCTCTGCTAAACGCCAGAGAGCATCGAGACGAAATGGCCCGAACCGTTTTCTCTTTGGAAGAGAAGCTGAAGTCCCTCTCGGCATCTCTGAAGACGCTGGTGTGGTTCGCGCAAAATTGCGATTTTGACGACAACAAGAACAACGAGCCGGGAGAAGACCCAGATTGCGATGATTCCAGCGATCTGGAGTAATCCCTCGCGCGCTACAGTATGTAGGGAATTTCCACGCCAAATTCCCTCTTGCGTACGACAGAACAACCCACTACAATAGACACCGGGACAGTCCATTTCCATATACACTATATTACATACATAATATAGTGACGGCGGTTTTTCACCATACCCCACCGAAATCTTGGGAACAATTCAGGACGTTCCGGTGATGAGGACATCACAATGAGCAAGAAAGATTACGTGACTAAGGCTCTGACTTCTGCCATTCTCAAGTCACTGTCGCCCGATGAAGTCCAAGATCGTTTCTCCGACACCCTGGAAGATAAAATCAGAGAGTTCTTCACCACCGCTATCGGCTTTGCCGATTTGCACTCTGACTCCGGTGTGGATTTGAATTTCAATCCGAGAATGCTGCTGGCTTTCCAGCTACTTCGTACCTCTGTCTGCATGTACCACGAACTTCTGGACGTTGATCACGACTACGCCCAGTCTAAGCTGTTCGACTTAATGGAGTCTCTGATGAAGGTCAGCAGACGTTCTGATAAAGACCAACATCTCGCTATGATTGACGAACTCCGAGCGTTCAACAGCGAAGCATTGAACTGATCGTCTTCTTCTGTCCTACACCCGCTTCCGACTCTCGGAGCGGGTCCGAATTGTTCCCAAGATTTCGGTAGGGTATCGTGAAAAACCCCTCATGCCTCTTCGGCCCAACCCTTGACCCGGCCTACGTCGCCTGGACCCGTAACTGCCTCGACAGTCTAACGATCGGCGGAAAATGGATCATTCCTCGCTCCGGCACGATTGTCGGCAAACTCTCCGACTCCGCGGTCACGATCATCGGCCCTGAATCTGATTGCCCGATCCTGACCGCTTACATCAAAGCCGCCGGTTACGAAATCAAGTCTGTGTTCGTGCGCAACGAAAAAACCGTTTGACCGCCCAGACCCGTTTGACCGCCCAGACCCGTTTGACCCATCTTTTTCCTTCTCCTCCAAAGAGGAACGCCCTTATGAAACTCGACGAACAAGTTGCTGAAGCCGTTCGCGCCACGATCGCTCAACAAATCCTCGCTTCGATCGACACGACCGCCCGCGACGCGATCTTAGCTAAGTCAATCCGTGAAGCGATCACGGACTACACGTTCAAACATGCGATCGAGAAAGCAGCAGCCGACAAAGCCGCCGAAGTGGTGAAAGAACTTTTAGCTTCAGAATCTTGGACGATCAAAATTCGCCAAACGATCCTCAACGGCTTCGACGACTACCTGAAGAATCTCCGCGCCGCACTTCCCGCCGCCTTGATAAAAATGCTGCACGGCGACAACTCTTCTTCCTACGATCGCTCCGCCGGTCACATTCTCGCTGTCTGGCCCGTGAAACCCGACAGTGAGTAGCCTCGCACCTAGGAGCAACGAGAAATGCTAACCACCCACACCATCTGGAACGCGGAATGCCTGACGTTCCTGCGTTCCCTTCCAACTGATTCAGTCGATCTGGTCCTGACCAGTCCGCCTTACGAAGACGCTCGTTCTCTTTCCTCCAAAGAAACACGGCGGCTCAACGAACACGGCTTCATCGACGGCGAATTCCGCCTCTCCGGCGACGCCTGGGTCAACTGGCTGCATCCGATCGTTGTCGAATGCTGTCGCGTCTCGCGCGGGCTCGTCTGTCTCGTCGTCGAAGGCCGCACCAAGAACTACAGCTACAGCGCCACGCCCCTGCTGCTCGCCTCTCGACTCGCGTCCCAGGCTCACCGCCATCTGAACTACGACCTGTCTGAGGAGCAGTACAAAGACCTGGACAACGGCCAGCACCGTGGCCAGATCAGTAAGTTGCTGGTCGAGAACTTCCCGATCTACCTACGCAAGCCGCTGATCTACCAACGCTACGGCATCCCCGGCTCTGGCGGCCCGGACTACCTGCGTAACGACTACGAATTCGTCATCGTCTGCTCCAAGTACCGTCGGCTCGTCTGGTCCGACAACACCGCGATGGGCTCACCCCCGAAGTTCGGCCCTGGCGGCGATCCCTCTCACCGCACGCAAGACGGATCACGTGTGAATGCCGCTCCGCTTGTCGATGGCAAGCGCCGTAACGCTGGTGGTCGTGTTGGCGGAACTGACCTGAACGTCCGCGATCGCGGCAAAGACGGCGGAGTCGGTCGCACCCGCCAGCAGTATATTCCGCCTAAGATCGCCAACCCCGGCAACATCATCTACTGCGGCGCAGCCGGCGGCGGCAACATCGGTGACAAGTACGCTCACGACAACGAAGCTCCCTTTCCAGAGAAGCTCGCCGAATTCATCATCCGCACCTTTTGCCCGCCTTGTTCTTGGAAACCTCGCGTACCCATCGCCCGCCCTCCCCGGTCCCTGGATCGCTACCGGCCCGGAACCGTCCTCGATCCGTTCGCCGGTAGCGGCACAACGCTCAAGGTCGCCCTGACCACCGGCCGCAACTCGATCGGTTGCGACATCCGCCGCGGCCAATACAACTTAATCCGCAAGCGTCTTCGTGCCGCTGGCGCTACTGAAATTCGCCAAATGAAGACCGGCTTCGTATCAAGTCTCTTGACGTTTCCTTCCAAAAAAGATATTGACTAACTCCTAACAACTTGTATCATTACGTGCCTACACGATCTGCTTACTTGTCTTCAAAACAGCGAGCCCAGTATGTCTAAGACGAAAAAACGACCGAAGTCGTCCGCTCCCGGTAAATCAACCGGGCGGTCAAAAAAGAGCAAAACCAAAGTCTTTCACCCGGCTGACTACGGCGAAGTCCTAGACGAAACGTTCTACACCAAGCCGGCTTACCCGTGGGATATTTGGGCGGACGGTAAAGCTCGCCGTTTGACCCACGGCAAGCATTTCCTCTGCTCTACGTCTTCGTTTGTCAGCGCCGCCAGCCAATGCGCTCGACGGCTAAGAGCTATGGGCCGTTCCGTCAGTGTCGGCTGCCGCATCTCCGGTGAATTTGTTACGCTCCAATTCATCTACAAAGACGGCAACCCGCCGCCTAAGACCACGACAGCCAAGCCTCTGTCCAAGCCTCTGCCCAAGCCTTCGTCCAAGCCTTCGTCTGAGACCGAACCTGACGACTTGCCTAAATAGCCAGCCGTTATTCCCCAAAAGGTTTTCTGAACTTCTTCAGAAAGTCTTTATAACTTTGAAAGGATTCGCAATGCTGATTCTCTCCCGAAAGCACAATGAGAAACTTTTGATCGGCGACAACATCGTCTTGACTGTTGTGGCTATCTTCCCGGATAAAGTACGAATCGGCATCGAAGCTCCTGAATCTGTCGCTATCCATCGTCTCGAAGTTTTCAACGCCATCCAGCGCAACGACGGAGTCCGCCGCCCGGCCAACAAACGCCGTCGTTCGGCCAGCCAACATAAAAGCGGCACACACTGCCCTGGTCCGCTTCAAAAATTTGTCAATCCGCGTAACGAGTCGCCTTCTCCACCCGATTCGTCTCCGCCCGATTCATCTCCGCCCGATTCATCTGTCCCGCTTTCTCCGCCCTCGACTATGCCTACTACGCCTTCCGACTGCTCTTGATCGCTAACTCCTACTCTGCCTTTTCAACATGGCCAAAAAAACCGAACCGGAATCGCTCACTGTTCCTGCCGCCCGACGTGATGCCGACGCTGCGCTAGGCGACAAGCCGCAGTGCTGGTCGCCGGAAGACTTACAACGTCTCGATCAGCAACTCACTGATCTAGCTACGGTGCTGCTTGAGATTAAGTCCCGGCTTGATTCTCTCGAATCCCGGTTCTTAGTAACCGAATCTCAGATCGCCAAGCTCGATCTAGGCGACAACCTGCTCCCGGCTGAAGTTGTTCGTGATGTCTCGCTCGGCGCAGTGTATCAATCAGCGCTGCAAGCCTCGCTGATCGGGATGTTCATGGCTTCCCCTGCTGGTATGATCGCCACCAAATCAATTGAATCAAACATCCGCCGCGCCTGTGATGCGGCTGAACGCGTCCTCAACGAGACTATTCGCCGCACTCAGTTGCGTGAGAAGAGAGCCTGATCCATTGATCCTATGAACGAGTTTCTTTTAAGGCTAATTGAGTACGCAATCAGCATTGCAATTATCGCCCTCCTTGTGTTTTTGCTCACACTTCCGTTCTCCATCGATCCGTTCTCCATCGAAAGGAAACAAATGGAAACTACGTTGGTCCGTGCTCTGAACGATCAAGTGGTTCTGAAGCCATTGAAACGCGAAGCTGTCTCGTCCGGCGGTATTGTCCTGCCTGATACTGCTCGCAACTCGATCGGCTTCGCCCGCGTCTTCGCTGTCGGCCGCGGTCAGCCAGTTCAAGGCTCGGCTAACCAATTTCACACCCCCGAATGTAAAGTCGGCGATGAGGTTACGTACTTCATCAATCGCAGCACGCCTTTCCGCGTATCTGGCGAAGATTTCGCCACGATCGGCTCTGATGACGTGCTGGCTATCGTCACCCGTCAGGAAGCCGAGTCTTCCGGTTCGTCCAAATAACTGTTTGTTCGCTCGCGCCTTCGTTCGCTCGTACCTTTGTTCGCTAGTACCTTCGTTCCTTACCCTTGTTTTGGAGTCCACGAATGCCAGAAACCTTACTAGCCCATCTGATCCGGCCCCGCGACAACTCGCTGGCTGTCTTCCAAGAGGAAGCCATCGAAGTTGATTCCGAAGCCTATCGCAAGTTCAGCAGCGACATCGCTGCTTCAGTAGCCGCTACAACTCCCGGCGCTCGTTCAGCAATCAACCTGTTCCCGAAGATTCTGGAACTGGCGTTGCTCAACCTGCGGGAGTTGGTCAATCAATCCGGCGGAATCGAGCCGGCCATTGCGATCGTGCAGAAGGCGTACAATGATTACGTCGCCCCGCTCGACATTCCCACCATCCCGAACATCATTGAACCGATGTTCGACAAAGCAATCTCGTATGCCCTGGGTGCTATGATCCGTTCTACCTGGGAACGGATCAAAGACGTTCCTGTCCCGGCCCCTGTTCCGTCTCCTACCCCGTCTGCTGGATCAGCCGGTCCACAATAAGTCTGTGGGTTGCCGCCCGCGTCGCGAATTGATCGCGGGCCGTGATTGGTTACACTCAATCCGCAGTCTTCCCCCGTAGGCTCCGCCCCCAGATCGTTTCTGGAGGGCTGCTCGGCGGCTGATCCAACCCTTTCAGCCGCCGAGTTTTTACCTCGACACAACCTGTTACCCGCTTACATCCGAGACAGCCATGACTTTCGACCTGAACACCTTGATCCGCCAGCTCTCCAACCTGGGCGGAACGTCCCCGCTGATTCTCGGCATCATCGCTGTCATCGCTTATCTGCAATGGCGAAACGGCAATCTTCCTGCCTTGCTCGCAAAAGTCCTGCCGTTTTTCTCCAAAGAAAAGACGGTCCTGGCAAACGTCTCTGACGACGCCTCTGACGACGAAATTGATCCTCGCCAGACCGCCCTGGCCGCGATCGACTACCTGACTTCCTACTTCGCCGCAAATAACTGCGATGAAGGCAAAGCAGCAGCCCAAGCAGTCGGTCCTTTCCTGTTCAAGATCGACAAGATCGACACTGATTTTCCTGATTCGCTGACATGATCATCTACCCAGTTTACTGCGATCCGCCGGTTTATCAATCACCAATTTATTCATTACCTGATAACCAGCTTATGAACACCAACATTTTGTCTCTGATCCTCGCGGGTGTTCTGGCGTTTCTTGTTCTTGGCGGCAGCGGAGACCGCTTCAGCCCTATTTCACCGTCTCCCAAAATCACCCCTTCCGCTGCAATGCTCTCTGCGTGCGCTCCGCTAAAGTCCGCTGTCGCCTCAGCCGATCCGGCCCTGCGCGCTCGCTATGCTGCCGCCTTTTCTGATCTAGCTTTCGCTTTGTCCTCAGCCGGCGATTCGATTAAGACCACCGGACTGCTGTCCGACACAATTCAAACCTTCGGCGACATCGTTCTCGCCGCTGAGCCTGATCTGCGCCCGGTGACAGCCGGCTCGTTCAACACAGCTCTGACCGCTTCCCGCGATGCGGCTTTTGCTTCTCTACCCGGCGCAGGAGTCGATAAGCCGATCACCAAATCGCAAGCTGCGGACTTTGTAGCTGCGATCGCCGAGTCGCTCAAATAATCCCGTTAATACTTTCCCGATCTTCCGTACTTTCACCTAACGAGCGTCTTATGTCCGATGTTATGGTCGATCTGGAAACGCTGGGAACCCGCCCTGGTTCGATCATTGTCTCGATCGGGGCAGTCGCCTTCGATCGCGCCAAAGACCCGCTTGACTGGCCGGAATTCTATTCCGTCATCAGCATCGCCTCTTCCCGGAAGTTTGGGCTAACATCCGACGAATTAACGTACGAGTGGTGGTCTCGCCAATCCCTCGAAGCTCGCCGCGTGTTAGATGAGGCGGAAGGATCGTCAGCTCCGGCCCTACCTGACGTTCTGAAAAATTTCGGAAAGTTCCTCATGCAGCAAGGCGATATTCGCGCCTGTCGTCTCTGGGGCAACGGCAGCGACTTTGACAACGTGCTGCTTGTGTCTGCTTTCCAAGCCGCGATGCTTGGTAAACCGCCGTGGAATTACTACAACCATCGCTGTTATCGCACACTCAAAAACTTGTTCCCACAGTACGCTCTTTCCGAAGATGCGAGAAATGCGGTACAGGTTGAACAACACAGCGGCGTACATCACAACGCTCTTGACGACGCTCGCTTCCAAGCATTGTCCGCTGTCCGAATCTTGCAGAAAATAGACGACATGATAGACGACTCAACATGGTTGCGACGGGAAACCGCGGCTAATAACTTGCCGTCGTCTCTAACCCAAACTGATCAAGAGAATTTCTAATGGCTCGACTTATTCCTCGCGGCTCATCACTCTGGCCAGACATCGGTCCTGAGCCTGCTGCTGACATCATTCAACGCTACAAACAACAATGGGTTGGCGCGTGGAAAGACCCGGATGAAGACGACCGCCTGCGAGAATACATTTCTTCGCTCGGCGAGCCCATCCACTTCGCCGATGCTGCCGGCCTTTACGGCTACACTGAAAACGGGGCCGGCAAGCTGGTCATCCCGTTCCGATTCGCTGAACACTATTTCCCTGGCTGCTGGCCTGGTGCTGCGCAGGAACGCGGCGATTGCGTATCGCATTCTTCCAAAAACTCTGCTCTGGTCACTTTCGCCAGTGAGATTGCTTTTGGTCAGCCCGATCAAGAATCCGGTGCAGTCGAAGTCGTCCCTGAACTTCCCTCTGCCGGAGTGAAGGAAGGCGCATTCTCTTCCGAGTCCGTCTATTGGTGGCGCGGCTACAACGGGGATGGCTGGTCCTGTTCGACGGGCTCTCTTATGCTCGTCCGGCATGGCATCTTGGCTCGTAAAAACTACCCGTCACTCAATCTAGACATGACGGAATACAGTGGTCGTCTGGCCGGACTCTATGGTTCCCGGCAACCAACAGCCGAAATCGACGCCGAAATGAAGCTCCACAGCTTCCGTACCGTCGCCGAAGCCAGTACCTTCGAAGAAATCCGTGATGCTCTAGCCGCCGGTTTTGGCCTCTCTTCCTGCGGCGGTGAAGGTTACGCTTCCACTCGCGACCCTAACGGTGTCTCACTCCGCCGCGGCAATTGGGCGCACGCGATGGCTATCATCGGCGCTGACGATCGAGCCTCGACCAAAGCGATCTACAACGAACCGTTGGTTCTCATTATGAATTCTTGGGGTCCGTGGAATGACGGCCCACGACGCATCCGCGGAACCAACATCGACATTCCTGAAGGTTCCTTCTGGACCCCGTGGTCGCACTGCCGCAATCGCGACTTCCACGTCATCTCCGGTGCTCGCGGCTGGCGTCGTGAGAAACTTCCGCCCTTCCATATCGGAATCGCTGCATGACAACTACTCACACACGAACTGTTCGGGAAATCTTCTCCCACAGAGTTGGAGGTCTGAACGAAGTTCTCAAAGTCATTGCTCTTGATGACCGTGGCCCAGGAAACGCCAACCACGACTACCGCATCGAACCGACAATCGGTAACGCAACCGGCATTCGGATCGAGTTCCAGAAGGGGCCGCTTCAAGAAACGATTTATCCGAACGGCGTCAGCAACGAAGCGCTGCTTGCTGTCCTGATCGACCGCCTGGAAGGTTTTCAGGCCGGTGCCTATTCTTGCCGTGAAAACGCGATCGCTCTTATGCATCTGCAAGACGCGATGCACTGGTTGCAGCATCGTACTCGCGAAAGACTAGCCCGCGGGGTTGAAGGCAAATCAATCCCTTAATACAATTCCGTTTCGCCTGTTCCCGTTTCGCCTGTTCCCGTTTCGCCTTCTGCTTTTGGAGAAAACCATGAAACGCTTCTGTTCACTTCCGCCTTTGCTGCTTACACTGCTGCTCGTCTCGCTCTTCGCCGGTTGTGAATCTGCCAAAGCTAACTACCTGTCTAAAGCCGAATCTGCGATCGCTCTGAACGCCCGCGAGGTCGCCAACGTTCCACCGCATATCATCCCCGACCAATCGTCTATCATCCCCGATCAATCGTCGCTGGCCATCGAGCCTGCCGCGTCACTTTCTGATTTCTCCGCTCCGCAAACGACCATCGCACAACTCGACGACAAACACTTGCAGCAGACCACGTGGGTATCAGTCGATTCTTTTCCAAAGAATTCCGCGCTGCCCGATCCGTCTGCTTTGCCAGTATCGTCTCAAGCCTACTATGTCTCTCAAAACGGAAATTGCAGCGGCGGCAGTTGCAGCCGGCCAGCTTACAATTCGTCGAATTACCGTCGCGGATTCCCTATTGTGCGACGCTTTCGCCGATGATAGTATCCCAGTATTGAGGTCTGGCTTTCTGGGGAACGGAAGCCGCGGATTCTAACCGGGTCCGCGGCTTTCTTAATGCGCCTGTCTTATTCACTTAACACCTGCGGTGAATCATGCCTGTTACTCAGGAAGCCGCTGAACAACTGCTTCGCGATAATCCGCAGCTTCTCAACTCGCTGCATCTGAAGTGGACGAAATACATCCCTCATCAACCCACTGCCAAGCAAATGGCTTTCCTTATGCTCCCGCATCAGGAAGCCTTCTACGGCGGAGCTGCTGGGGGAGGGAAGGCTCTTGCCTTAGACACACTTGTTCCGACTCCTAACGGTTGGACGACGATCAACGACCTTCAGCCAGCGGATATGGTCCTAGGGAGCGATGGGAAGCCGACAGTAGTGCTGGCTGTCTCTCCCGTAATGCGATCTCGGCCAGTGTACGAGATTGAATTTAACGATGGCTCCAAAGTAGTCGCAGATGCAGAGCATCGTTGGATGACTCAAACTGACGCGGAGAGAACAAGAGCCTTCAAAAGCACAGAAGATTATCGTGCAGCTCGTCGCGCTAGACGATCTTCTCGCGGATCAGGCAAAAGGCCGGACTTAGCCTTACGGAATATGATGGTTCGTAAGCTAAAGCCGGCAGCCGTTTGCGGGATTAGGACAACGGCCGAGATAGCTGCCACGCTGACTGTTCGCGGCGGCAGATCGAATCATACGGTAGCCCTGACGGACCCGATTTACTTACCGCCGAAGACACTGCCGCTCGATCCGTATGTTCTAGGCGTGTGGCTTGGCGATGGGACATCAGCAAACGGCGGGATCACGTCAGCCGACCCGTTTATTATTCGGGAGCTGAAACTTGCCGGGTTCAAGCCAAAGAAAGGCGTCTCTCGCTATCGTTACGGGACACACGGCCTGCAATCTATCTTTCGCCGTCTAGGATTGTTGAATAACAAACACGTCCCCGATCTGTACCTTCGCGCTTCGTTAGAGCAGCGTTTATCATTACTTCAGGGCTTAATGGACACGGATGGAAATTGCACAGAGGACGGCTCTTGCGAATTCACAAACACCAATAAGCAGTTAGTCGATTCTGTTGCTGAAATTGTTCATAGTCTTGGCGGAAGAGTCGTTGTTCGTGAAGGGAACGCGAAACTCAACGGAAGAATAGTCGGCAAAAAATGGCGGCTGAAATTTGTCTTAGACTTTCCGGCATTCCGTCTTCCGAGAAAACGATGCCGTCAGCGAAAACCAACGATCAGAGCCAAGCGTCTTGCGATCGTCGCTGTTCGTCAGATAAAGAGCGTCCCGGTTAAGTGCATTCAGGTATCAAACTACGACGGAATGTTCCTTGTCGGTAAGGCGATGATACCAACTCACAACAGCGACGCTTTACTCATGGCGGCTTTGCAGTACGTGGACATCCCTGGCTACGCTGCGGTTCTATTCCGCAAAACACTTTCTGATCTGAAACTCCCCGGATCGTTGCTCTCTCGCGCTCACGCTTGGCTAGGCTACCGTGGTGATTGCTGGTGGAACGCTGGTGAGCACTCATATTATTTCCCGACTGTTGACGCTGGCGGAAATCGTGCTATTCCTGCTCGCATCCAATTCGGTTACATCGGTCAGATGGGCGGCGGTCTGGGATCACTAGGCGTCAAAGACCGCTATCAATCTGCCGAGTTCCAGTTCGTTGGCTTCGACGAGCTGACTCAGTTCGGCGAAGAGGATTACACGTGGATGTTCAATCGTCTTCGCAAACCAACTTGCCCGGTTCACAAGCTCGACTCCAAAGGCCGCCCGATCTACATAGACGATTGCTGGTGGTGTCAGACCTACAAATCCCTCCCCGTTCGAATGCGAGCCGCTTCAAACCCTGGTAATGCCGGCCACGCTTGGGTGAAGAATCGCTTCAAGATCGTAGGCGTCACCGACGAAGACGGTGAAACCAGGTACATCGGCACAAACCCAGACGCCCCGTACATCCCGGCCTTCGTTCAAGACAACCCGTTCATCGACAACGAAGGCTACATCTCAAACTTAGACCGCATGGATTCAGTCACCCGTGATCGCCTCAAGCGCGGCGACTGGGGTGTCAGCGAAGATTCTCGCTTCAAACGGCAATGGGTCCGTTACTACTCCCGCTACGGCAACTCTTACGTTCTGGGCTCAGGCGGTCGTGGCAAAACGCTCTCTCTAGATCGGGATTTCCAACGTATCTTCACAACAGTCGATCCTGCTGCTTCTTCCAAAGAATCTCCTGGCGCTACGAAAATCTGGCGAACCGGAGCTTCGTGGACTGTCATCGCTACTTGGGGTCTGACGAACGACTATCACCTGCTCTGGCTCGATAACGTCCGCGCCCAAGTCGAGACCCCGGACATCATCTCGCTACTAATGGACAACTACCGTCTTTGGCGGCCCTCGAAAATCATCATCGAAGCGTCCGGTCTGGGCAAAGGCGTGTTCCAATCAGCTCTTCGCGCTGGTCTCCCCGCTCAATCTGTCCATCCTCACGGCGACAAGCTCGTCCGCGCCACCGATGCAATGGTCCGCATGGAGCAAGGCCGCGTTTGGCTTCCTGAACATCCCGGTCCCGCGTGGCTGGAACCGCTCGAAAGTGAACTGTTCACCTGGACTGGCGACCCTATGATGACCGATGACCAGATCGACGTTCTCTCATACGCCGCTCTGGACATCTCTTGGGAAGCCGCCGCAATGGAGCTTCCTCTGGTTCAAGAATCCTATGGAGTATTAACCGATGACTACCGACCCAGGATCATACCCGAAGCCAAGTTCTTCGGATCGTTCCCAGGAATCGGGTACTCCGATCCCAGCATCGACAACTGGTGAAGTTGGTCGAATCGCGATCCCCGATCCGCTTAGACTATGGGGCGTCCCTTGCGCCCACGTCTATACTGCAGCAATCACTGACGCGGAAATTCACAACCCGGTTTCTATATTCGGGTGCTGACCGGTTAAGTTGCCTGTGAATCGCTGATTGACGGTGTTAGGCTGCTCGGCATCTGAAAGCCAAGCGACTTACGGAACCACCGCTGGAACACCCCCGCTTCATCGTTGGTGACTGAGAACACAAAGCGGTCGTTCTTCACAAACGCTTCTGACCCAGCATACGCAGCGAAGCTGAGCCCGTTGTGCCACACCGGCTGTACGATCCCGCCGCCATCAACATACACCGAATGTGTGCTAGGCGTTCCGTCCCACTTAATGACTAACGCCATATCGTCCGGTATTTGGGTCGGCATGTTTACGAAGAAATACTTCCACTGATAACTGCTTAACGCTGATAAAGCCGCAGCGTTCAAGGAAATCTTCTCTGTAGCGCCGGGCGTGTAGCCTGTCCCCTCGAATTGAATCGTCAGCGTCCCGCTGCTGATCCCGGTGGTCCCTCGCACCCAAAACCCGACACAGTATTTCGTCCGCGGACTGCACGACGCGGGAATTGCTTGGCTGATCTGAATAGATGTCTGAGCGCTGTTTCCCTGAAACCGCAGCGCCGAGACTCCACGAACCAGTACGCTTGTTTCTTCCAGTACATGCGTTCCGGCTATCCCTGAGTCCAAATCCCAGCCTGCCGGCAGATTACCGGTGAAATTTTCCATCTCATAGTTCGTTCCCAGCGACGCGCCTTGGATCACGTTAAATGATGGCCCAGGACCGCTACCGAACGCATCTGGTCCCCACGGATCGCCGCTGTCCACTGATCCGAACACCTGCATCCCTTCATTGCCTTCGTTTTGCCCGTCTGTACCGCTGTCCTGCACTACTTGGACGAACATTGTCTCACTGCCTGCCAACTCGCTGTTGACCCCGTTGTACTCCCAATTAGCGAACAACCGGGCTCCCGGTGCCGAAGTTCCGTCAAGAATCTTATCGATCATTATGTTCCCGGCGTTCCCGTTTACTTTGTCCGCCGTCACTGCCCCGATCGTCACTGTCGAGCGGTTGATCGTCACTGCCTGATCCACCATGTCCCGGTACAGATTCAACAGCACTGTGTTAAAGTCCGGCGACTCCAACCGCAGCTCTTCCAGAATGCTTTCTCGCTCAGTCAACAAGGACACCGACCGCGACGTAATTAACCCGATCCATTGCAGCACGTTGCTTTTGAAACCATCGATAATTTCTGGGACGCCAGAAAAAATATCGCCTCTTCCAATCGCTTGAAAGTCCGCCTCGATTTCGGACAAATCGGTATCAAAGCCTGGATACAGATTGAAATATCTCTCGGCTCTTTGCACCAGCTCGCCCAAACCGCGGAAGAGATTAGTGTAGTTGACAGCCATTGTCTGTGTCTCCGACTTGAAAAGTCGCTGAAAAATTCCCTATTGACTCTTTAAGAGTTTAGCGCATTCTTACAGCATTGCGATACGAAAGCTAGAGCGCAAAACTCGACTGCACTTACGATGTTCGGCCGATCAAAAAGCGCAGCCATCGAACGTGCTAAAGGGGAGAACATGCAAGCCTTCGACTGGTGGGGTTGGTTAGCCAGACAAGGCGTGTTCGCTGCGATGCTGATTGGGTCCGCGATCTGGTTTGCCAACGACATTGTTATCCCGATGCGGGACGGACAAACCAAGTTCATGGAGTCGGTGATCGAAGCTAACAGAATCAACACTCAGACCAACAGCAATAACGCGCTTGTAAACCAGCAAAACGCAGATTTGCTATCCAAAGTGATCGACAGTCAAGGCGCTATTGTCACCACTCAAAAATCGGTGATCGAGAACCAAACCAAGATAATGGAAATGCACCATCAAGACTTGAAGTACCGCGATGAGTACCTGAAAGTCTTGGAGCAGATAAGGGACAACAAAAAAGGGTGATTGCGGCCGGCTTTCGTCTCCTACATGCGAACGAAAAACAGACAGATCGGCAGCCAAATCACACGTCTCATACGAACCATGCCTCGTTTCAAAAAAAAGATCGTCAGCCCTGGTCTCTATCGGATCAAAAATCCGATCACGAACGAGATTCGCGAAGAGTTAGTAACTCCCGAACGAATTCAGCATTGGGCTAACGAAGGGCGACGCTACCTTCAGAACGGTAATCGTCTGCCCGGACCCTGGACGCATATCGACCCGCAAACCGGCGCTCCGATCATCGTCTCGGCCAACGGTGTTCTCCCTCGCTCTGACCTGAACGGCGGATTCTGGGATCGGCTCTACACCGAATTTGACCCGGTGGATGGGCTCTCTCTGATCGGAGAGATCGAAGTTGACGGCGATCCCAACGACGTGAACACCGCCGCGGGCAAGATCGGCCGCACTGTCAAAGAGACTTCCATCTTCGCCCTCCCGGAATGGGCGGACGGAAAAGGCAACACGTACCGCGATGTTCCGCTTCACGTCGCTCTAGTGACCCACCCAATCCAACCCGACCAGACCAACTTCGAGAAGCTCCCGGCTGGCTCGCTGGCGATCGCCATGAGCAATCTCGTCTATCCGTTGAAGATGGCCAGCCCTCCATCTTCAATCCAAGGCTCAACTGATCCGCCCAGCCCATACAGCAGCCAAGGCAACAACCGCCCCGGTCAAACTGGTCAAGGCGGTGGTGATCCGAATAGCCCGACATCCGCTGCATCCGGCGCAGACATCAATCAAGTTCTGGCTGCTCTCCGCCAGTGCGGAATCGATCTGCCAGACGATACTAACCCGATGAATTTCTTTGAACGCCTTCTGGTCGCCGCCCGGCAGAAGGCTGTCAGCGAAGGTAGCGCCGGCGGCGATCTCTACAACCAACCGGAGGGCGCGATGACTCAACAGCCCGCGCCAGTTGCAATGGCCACGAATCCCGCGCCCGTCTTCGATTTCAGCAAGATCACTCAGGAAGTTCTGATGTCGCATCCTGTCGTGAAATCGCTAGTCGAATCCAACAACCAACTTCAAGAACTGGTCCTGTCCAGCGCTCGCGCTGCTTTGCAAACCCGCATTGCCAAGCTGCTCAGTGAAGGCCGCATCACTGAAAAGTATGCGACCGAAGTGTTGAAACCTCTGATCGACGGCTTCGCCATGTCACAGATCGGCAAGTCACCGGTGGAAGCCGTTCTGACCGCCCTCGAAGCAGCCCCGGCCCCTGTCCAGCGCCCGGCAGCCCCACACCACAACAATGCTTCGTTGCTGCTCGGAACGGCGATGTCGCAAATCCCGACCGCCGCCGGTAACGCCCCGGAAAATCCGTACGTGCAAGGCGGCGTCGATCCCAATGGCGCTCCCCGCTCGGCCCAAGACATCGTGAAGGATTTCTTCGAAGCCACAGGCGGCGAGCGAGTGTACGGCTAGTCGTTTCCTTCCAAAGAGAAACGCCGGCCTAACAACCTAACACCCTACATAACAATCAAGCGTCACCGACAGAAGATCGGAGATAACAATGAGTTTTGAATTTACTGGTGCCTGGGGGATGCCCGGCATCACTGCCGCTCTCGAAACCGTCGAGAAGCAAATTTGGTGGAACCGTTGGGAAGACTGTGTGTGGGTTCCGTCCGTCATCGACGGCGCTTCCCGCGACACCGGTAACACTAGTTACACCGATGTTCTTCGCCCCGGATTGATCCTGGGCAAGAAAACAACCGGCGGTAAGTTAATTCAGTGGTCTCCGACTGCGATTGACGGCTCGCAGAATATCTACGGTATTCTGGGTCACTCCGCCAAGATGCAGCGCTTGGGAGCAGATCAAGATCGCTTCCTGGGCTGGGTGATGATCGCAGGCAATCTCAAAGCCGACAATTTGCTAGTCGGCGGCCAAACGGCCTGGGGAATCTCCGGTTTGACCACCGAATTTTTGATTCGGGCTCAGCTCTTCGGACGGTTCATGCTGTCCGATCTTCCGCACGGCAATCGCTTCGGTGGTTGGCAGGACGTGCAAGCTAAGACGAGCAGCTACCCCGTCACGGAAGGGGACAACAACGTGTTGTTCACAACCCGCGGCGCTGGCGGTGCTGTCACCTTCACGCTCCCGGCGACAGCTAAGGCGGGTTTGCGTTATGGCTTCTATAACGCGGCCAATCAGAATATGACCGTCACTGCTGGAACGGCCGACACAATGGTCGTTATCAACGATCTGGCAGCTACGTCGATCGCCATTTCGACGGCGAACCTGAAGATTGGCGGCATGATCGAAGTCTTCGGCGATGGGACCGGCTGGCTGACTCGTTTCAGCCCTGGCCAAACGTCGGACGGTACGACCAGCGGACAGCTCGCCACGATCACACCGTAGTCGTACTTCGCTACCGCTGCCGCGGTGGACGCTCAGCCGCGGCAGCTTTTACATCTCAACCATCGCGGCCTGATCGCCGCACAACACAGAGAGAACAATAATGCCCGGCGAGATCACTATTCATCAACTATTTCAGACACCGACGATCACGGGCGTCATCTCCCGCATCAAGACCCCTCTGGGCCTGATGCAGCAGTTCTACAACCTGCAAGTCGGCGGTTCTGCGTCGGAGAATCACTCTGGTCGCAACATCGGCTGGGACATCTTCGACTCGACCCGTACGATGGCACAGGTTCGTGCTCCTGGCGTCGGCCCTGGTACGACCGCCCAAAAGCCGGTCGGTCACGTGTCGGCTCAGGTCATGCGGTTGCACGAAAAAATTACGATCCTTCAGGAATACGTCTGCCGGACTCGGCCGCCGGGTTCTCAATTCGGAACGCTCGATTCGAGCGGTATGGAGTACGTGCGTCGTCAGTTGACGTACGGAACCCGTCGCTTCCGTAACGCCCGCGAGTTTATGGTCAGTCGCATGTTTCGCGGAGCGTTCGGAGTCAAGGTCACTGGCGAGAACTGGGATTTGGTTGAGTCGGACAGCGCTAACGCGATGTTCACGGTCGATTTCCAAGTTCCGGCCGCCAACAAGACCTTTCTCGAACTGGGTTCCGGTGCGAACATCATCACGTCGCCCTGGGATGATCCTGCGACCCAGGTCATGTCTCAGCTCTACGCGATCAACCGCGCTTACGAACGGCTCCACGGCTGGCCGCTGAAGCATATCTGGGTCAACTCGACAGCGCTGAGCTGGCTCATGCTGAACCTGGAATTCCAGGCTGTCGGCGGCGCTGCCTACCGCGTGTTCGATTCGCTTACGCGACGCGAACTGACCAGTGAAGAGGGTCGCCCGGATACCGGCTTTGAAGTCGAATTCCGAGCGGTTCCGATCTTCCGCTTCCACGTGTATGACGGCGTGCTGACTTCTGAGTCGCCAACGACTGTTGACGGCACGGCCGAAGCGGACGTGTCCCGCATCATCGCGGACAACAAAGCGATCTTTACGCCCGATCCATCGAGCGAATGGTGTTCGCTGGTGAACGGCAGCGAGTACGTGGCCGAGAACGTGATGGACCAGGGCCGGGAAGTCTTCGGCTTCCACAACTGGACCACTCGCGTTATTGACCCGGCCGGCTGGGAGCTGAAGATGCTCGACAACTGCCTGCCCACGCTCCGCATTCCGAAGTGCGTTGCTTACGGAACAATCGGCGGATTCTAGTCGGTGGTAACGTAGGTCATTACGATTAAAGACGCTTCGTAATGGCCGAAATTCCATAGGGTGCGGGCGGGGTCGTTTCGGCGGCCTCGCCCCTTTTTGTTTCACGAATTGTTCCCAAGATTTCGGCAGGGTATGGTGAAATTCTCCTATGCCAATCGAAACCCTTGCCTTCACGTACACTTCCCAAGACGAGATCGAGCGATTGATCTCTGAAACGGGCGTTCAATCTCGAACCCGCGATCTTGCTGGTAGCGACAATCCGAACTATTGGACCGAACTGATCTCGGAAGCCAGCGACATTGTGAATCAGTGGGTTGGCGACTATTACGAAGATTCGGATATGGCAGACAGCCGGTGGGTCCGCTCTCGCGCCACCTGGATAGCTTTGACTCTTCTCTGCCGCCGTCGTGGAAACCCGGTCCCTGCCTCGATCCTCGACCGTTACGAAGAGATCATGGAAGACCTGCGGTCGATTCGCTCCGGGCTGTTTCAAATCCCTCGCTTACCGACACGGGCGAGCCTGCTCCCGACCATGAGCAACATCCGCATCGACGATCGTTTCTACTCTCGCAAAATCCGCGTCAATCCTTCCATCTCTGTCGGTCCCTCCAACGGCCAGCAAGACTTGGATTGGTGGTGGAGCTACGACTGGTTCTAACAATCTACATACCCACTTTCAGGTGCTTCAATGGCTCGCTCCGCTTCTCGAAAATATCAACGAAAAACATTAATTTCTGGCCGTTTAGCCGATCCTCGATGGTCGAAGGCTACACCGGCTGGAAGAGAACGCCGCTCGGCTCTAGCAGCCCAGAAGAGACAGTGGCGTGGGAAGCCGACAGTAAAGCCTTCTTTAAGAGGCTACTGACGACAACTTTTACCGTTAAAACCTGTTTCTTACACAAAGGCTCTAATCATGCCTTGCCACAAAAAAGGCGGAACACGCCGGCTGATCCATCACGAAGAACAACGCTACACAGTCGGTCAGGCGAAAAAGCACCTTCGTCATCATCGCGGGACAAAAATGCTGAAGAAACAAATCAAGGCAGGTCAAGAGCGGCGTCACGAACGCCGAGAGAAGAGCAAAGGCTGACGCGATATGGCGACTTTGACTGTCAAAACTCGATTGCCGACCCGCGACGTTCAGGCCCGCTTCGTCTCTCTTCCAAAGATACTGACAGGCAGCGCCCCTGATCCGCTTGGTCTGCGTCGCATGTTTTTTGCAATCTTCGCCCGCAAGTTGTACTCGCTGATCTACGAAGCCTACAAAATCAAGTCGCTCGGCGGCACGGATTCCCTTGGCCACTCTTGGCGAGGGCTCAAGAAACGCACCGTCAAACGCCGACTTTCGCCGTCTTTCCTTTCCCGTTATCCGCTCTCCGCTCAACTGCTAATTAACCGCGTCAACGATCGTCTGCTCGAATCGTTCCGCCCTGGTCAAGTTAGCGGAGCTAACTACATTCCGTCTCGCGAGCAACGCTACCTGCTTGAATCGTTTCGTCTGCTGCTTGGCTCAGAAGTGCCTTATGCTGCCAAAGTCCATGCTAAGCGCCGGCTCTGGCCGGCTCGAATGCGGTCTTGGATCGAGCAAGCCACTAATCTTGCCTTCGATCATGTTTTGATCCACCTAACCCGTTCACTTGAATCCTAATCGCCTGTGTCGATCTTCGCCTTACTGCCGGCTGTTCGCGATCGCCTGCGGAAGCAGTTGAATTACACTGCTGATGAATGCCGCGTCATGCGCGGACCGCAACCACCGGCCCGTTGCGGCGACATCTTTCTTTCTATCTACGCCTTGTCTTGGACGCCCGGCGATCCTGACTGGAATCGCGGTCTCGACGAATACTACGGTGTTGCTTGCTGTATCTCGCAGCGCATCCCGTTCATCCCAGACGACGAACGTGGTGAAGAGCTATACATCAAGCACGGAACCGGAATTGAAGCCCTGGCCCGTCGTGTGATGGTAGCCATCCACCAGAACATCGACGTTATGGCCGAAGCCAACCGTCTGATTTCGAACGACACTAATAAGATCGTCGAGCCTCTCCGCTGGCAGACTACTGATTCACAACCTGTCGAAGTTGGGCCAGAATGGTTCTCGGCTGAAACTCGCACCGATCGTACTGGATCGTCCCCGATCGCCGGCTGGACAATGACCGTAAACTTCGATCGAGCCCGCCGCTGCCAAGCCTACGACAACATGCGATAACCTGCCCCGGACTTGATCAATGGCAACAAACCTAATCTCTCACGTGTATGGAGCGGTAAAACGGATCGTCCGTACCACCGGCGGAATCCTAGCGTATAACCGTCTGCGAAAGCAGAACGAAGCCCGGCTTCAACATCAGCAAGCGACCCACGCCTACCGTCTTGCCGCCCACGCCCACAAACAACAAGCAGCCGCCTATAAGAGCGCCGCCAAGCTCCACAAACAACAAGTCACGGCCCACACTTCAGCCGTCAAGGCCCGCCAGAAATACTTCAAGGCCCGCGTCAAAGGCGTCCAAGCTGTCACCCGTACGATCACCAAAGGTAGCCGCAAACAGCGAGCTGCTCAACTTCGCACACTCCGCAATAATCCTCGTACTCGCTCGATCCTTCGAAGTCAGGTGAAGTATAAAACACGACCCTGATCACTGACCAACCACTGACCAACCACTGACCAACCAATAGGTGTTGCCATGACCTTCATCGCCGGCGCGTTCGCTGGTACTTACAACGCTGCTCTCGGCGGCGCTGGTGCTTTATCTCTCGGCACAGTCGAAGACGGATTCGACCTGGAAGAGATTAACTACGCTGAACGAGTCATCGGCGACAACCTGGGTGAGACAACCCAGGATCACGTCAATCGCGGCAAAGATGTATTTCTTAGTGCCGTGTTCATTGAAGCCGATCTGGCCGGAGTTCTGAAAGCAATCCACCCGTATGTGAATGTCAGTGCCATAGGTCTTCAAGGGACTGTAAATCAACCGGGTCTGCTCGGCACGAACTTTGCCGGAATTCTTACGCTCACTGCGATCGCTGGAACAACAGCCGCCGCAGCTCTGACGAGTCTGACCGCTCGCAAGGCTGTTTTAGCCCCGAACCAATCTATTCGTCGGCTGCACGCTTCTCGTTTGCGTAAAGTCCCGATCCGTTTCCAGCTTTTGCCGTACGTTGTGAGCAACACTGCGTACTACTACGAACAAGCCTAGTGTTTCCTTCCAAAGAGGATTACGCCGACTAACCCGGTACATACTTATCTTCGTACTAAGGTAACAACGTGTGGCAGCCGAAGAGGACATCAAGAACATCGTCATTGTCGTCAATGACAAAGGCGAAGTTTCCCAGACTGAAGTGTCCGGGGACGATCCTGTTGCGGCTGCTTCGAATGTAGTTCGCGATCAAGAGTTAGACGCATTCCATGAGTACCTGGATCGGCTGGCGAATCAGACCAGCGCATCTCCGCCATCACCTTCTGGCGGCGTTGACGGTATTCCAGACGAGCCGCTCGACCATGATGATCTGGCTGAACTGACTGATGCTATCGAGCTTCTGGAAGAGACTTTAGACGAAGCCACAGCCGCTTGGACCGGCGGCGGCTCCGGCGGCGGCTCCGGCGGCTCTGGCAGTGGTGGTAGAGGCGGCCTTGCATCCCCTGGTGGTTCTCCAACACCTCCCCCGCCGCCAACCCCTCCTGGCCCGCCGCCGCCTCCAAATCAACCGCCGGCTCCTCCTAGCCCGCCGCCGCTTCCACCAATGCCGCTTCCGCCAATCGGCGGCGCAATCGGGGCTTTAGGGTCTGGTTTGATTGTCTTTGAGGCAATGAACCAATACCTGAAAGCTCTGGTTGATATTGCTAAAGCGATCGACCAGCATATTCTTTCCCTGGCTGACGACATTCGCATGTTCAGCCCGGACGTGATAGTCGCTGACGTTTACACGCAGCTACTTCAGATGCAGGAGATGATGCACCGTGCCAACACTATTGGGCCCGATGTAGCGGCTTATCAAAGAAACAGGGCTGAATTGGAAGCGAAGATAACGCGGCTAGTAACCCAGTTAGAATCGTCATTTTTACCGTTTGTTGTGCTCGTAATGCGCGGTATGAATGAAAGCGCCACAGCTATTCTTGGTGTTTTGGTGGTTATTGAAACGATGCTTAAAAGAACCGCACCAGAATTAGCTTCTGTAATCCGTGTGATTATGAATGTTATTCGTAGCGCAGAAGAGAACAAGTTTAACAAGTCCGAACTTGATCTGTTTGAGCAACTGGACGCTCTAGTTACTGGTCGTTCAATGGGTCCGGTTCCAAAGGTGGATATGGCTGATTTCCCTGAAGCAAAAGGGGTGTTCTAGTGGCTCGTNNGGCACAGTGTCTTATAACGGCTTCACGTTCCCGCCGACGTTCGAAGCTGAAGTGCAAGCTATCCCTATTCGGGACACGTCCGGCCGCTACATCAAGATGACACGGTACGCCATCACGATCCGTGCTCTGATCTTCCCTGACGATGCTCCGCTTTCTACATCTGACGAGAATGTGGACATCAATATGGACAGTATTCGTTGTAAGTTAGAGAAAGCCGGCGGCCCGTTCGTATTTGTTGGTCAAGGACTCGGCCGTGCCTTTGTAGTCAACACTAGCAGCTATATCGATCCTTACACCGGAGCTACTGTCGGAAGTGTTACTAAGCAGGATGTTGTTTACGGTCCCTTCCCGACTCTGATTTCTTGGAAACCGGTAGGCTCTAATCGCGCTGTCTCAATAGTTTGGTCGGTCGAAGTTACCGTAACAACTTGTTGCGGCCAATCCAATTTGAATACCTTAGAGACAGCTCTAGGTGATTTTCTAGAATTTAACTACTCGATCAATTGGTCCACCAACGACTCTGGCGCGGCCGAACGTACGATCAACGGGTATTATGAAATTCCAGGAAATCGGATAAGTCTGGACGGTTTAACCCCTTATATACCAAGTCCTACTTCTAACGCCGACGCTCTTTGGCCTATAGTATTTGGTAGCTTTCCGTCTTTAGCCGGATTTCACCGTCGATCTAATCGCAATTTGGCTGCGGACAAACGACGGATGAACTTCTCGATTACCGACATAGAGGTCGAGTCTGACAATGCGTTCTATCCGTATATGGTCAACATGGATATTTCGCATACTGTTTCAGGATCGTTCCCAAAACTAATTGAAGTTAACAACGCTATGAGCGGTACAATTCGTATCGCTCCTGGTGTTCCGCGCCATTGGGCGTTTCAAGCCTACAGCAAGGTTTTAACCGAGCGCTTAGCGATTAGCAAGAAATCGTTCCCGTACATCTCTAAAGGGCCGAGTCCTGCCGCGTCTCAAGGCCGTCCTCAAGCTGATTCCGGTGTAAAAAGAAACGGGTTTACTATCATCACTTCCTACTCGTTTACAGAGAACATCTACAGTCGTGAATTCAGCTTCACAGTGACTTGGAAGTTCGTTGGTGCGGACGCTGTTGGAAAAGCCATTGAAGCTAGCGGGTTGTTTACCCCTGTTCAAACCGATAAGCCAAATTGGAAAGCGTGGTCCGCTTCAATGGATCATCTCGTTCAACGAGCCCGCGGTACTCGCAATCTGAGATTTGGCGGGTCCAGGGAAGACCATATGTATTTCCTCTGTGAAGATGAGCCGTTAATAATCGCAAACGCATCTGTTGGAGAGCTGCCGCAATTCATTCCAGAGCAAGTTCTGCGTCAAGCTGAAACACCGCCGCCGCCTGATCGCAGTTATCTCTTCTACCAAATGGGTGTTCAGGACGATTATGACCGTCAACAAATTACTCACCTCCCTACTTCCAACGGTGAAAGCTCTTCCTCTAAGAGCGGCGAAATGAAAGACCCAACACCTGACTCGACATCCGGGTTTGATATAGACAATTTGATAAATGAAGGATCGAAGCAAGAGCCGATCATACAACAACTAGGGCCGCCTCTCCATGAAGTGACAGTAACAGGTCGTGGTATTCGAATCGGTTATCCGGTCGCTTGCCCTAAAGTGGTTAAAGTTGGAGACGTTACAGCCAAGGTCAAAAGCATTCGTTTCAAAGGCGGTCAGATCGGCTCGATCTTCAGCGGCTTGCCGATTTATGGCGGCGCATGGGAGATAGCGCTTGCCTTGCCATCTAAGCCAAAGGGCGATACGCTTACTAACATGACAACGGACGGCTACCCGCAACAACACGTATAAAATTCTGTACCTACCTACTTACATTTAGTGAACTATGCCCTACACCGCAACCATCCCGGACCTGGACACAAGCCTCACCCTGCTTAACAGCCGTGGCGAAGTTATTGCTCAAACAGACATCGCCATTTTGGAAGCGATCATCTCTCAGGCCCGTGCGGAAGACAGCAAGTTTGATCACAAGAATCCGGCCAGCGTCACTCTCTGGCTCTCGCGCGTGTCAAAGGCGTTCACCGAATATCTGAAAGTTCCGATCAGCATTTCCATAGCCTCTATTCTGATCCGCGAAGTTTTGGAACGGATGTCGCTGCTAAAAAAAACGCTATCGTTCGAGCAGCTCTCGACAACAGTGGGTTTTACGGATTCGACGCCACTACCCAACTCCCAATCACCGCTGCCTGCCGAATTCAACTGCTCAACACAGACATCTCTCGACAATCAGCCCTCGCCGAATTTCGACAAAGAAACGCCGCATCGAAACTTGAAGCCGAACGAGTACACTCCCTCATTTTAGCAATGACCGGAGATCGAGACCTGGCTGAGACTGCGCAAGCCAAATACGCTTTAGCTGAAGCCAGTGACGAATCGCTAAACACCGGCCGGCATATCGTCACGCGAGACTGAATATGGAAATCACACACCAAAAGAACCAACAAGATCAGGTGATCCCTTCGCCTGAAGAGTTGTTGGCTCCTTCACCAACGCAAGACTACACGCCGCACGCTTACTACAGCGGCTTTCAACTACTCTCTCAGCGGCCAGCGTTCACCGCTTCCACTGTTCAACAAATGATGTCCGACCCGCGGGTCGTGTACGGACTCATGCTGCTTAAAGGGCCGATCCTTACCAACGCGCACGTTAAGGTGAATTGCGCCGATGAAAACATTCGTCAGTACAACATCAAACAGATCAATCGGTTCTGGCTCAATTCAGCCGTTCGTGTAATGAAGGCGGTTGAATGGGGCTACTCCGGTTCAGAAGTGATGTACCGTGAAGGTGACGACGGTCGTATTCACTTCGATACAGTCAAAGACTTCTACCCGCCAGACGTTCGTCTGGTGACAAGAAATGGCAATCATTGCGGGATCAATGTACGCAACGTGCTTGGATCATCCTCCCCGGTTTTTCTGGGATTTCCGAAAGCCATGTACCACCTGCACCACCGGGACCGAAACCCGTGGTACGGTCTATCTCGACTCCACGGAGCCCACGTCCCCTGGTGGGAAATCTGGAGCGACGGTGGCTACCGCGACATCCGCCGACTGTGGTTCTACAAGAACGCTTACGAAGGCGGGGTCGTCCGCCATCCTCCAGGGACTACCCGCGACGAACAAGGAAATCCCATCCCCTGCTCTCTCTACGCCCGTGAAATCGTCCAGAAGAAGCGCACGGGCGGTGTCCTTACGTTACCCAACACACTGGCCAACGATCAGGGGGCATTTGCTTGGACCTTCGAGCCGCCTACGCCGCTCCCCGTCCCGGAAGGGCTACTTGAATATGGCAACGTCTTGCGAGACGAAATTCTGGAAGCGCTGGGCATCCCGCCGGAGATAATCGCGTCTGGCGGTGATCAAGGATTCGGCAGCAGCACGGGCCGCCAAGTCCCGCAGATGGCTTTCTATTCAATCCTTCAAGAGCTATTCCAATGGCTCTTGAACGACTTCTACGACTACGTTCTGCATCCGCTCAACAAGATCGTCTTTGGTGAAAATTTGCCAGAGATCGAACTGGTCCCGTTCCGTCTCAGTGAAGACTTGACGCAGCCCAGCAACGGCATGGATCAAGGCCAAGGATTTGGCGGCGGCAATGACCTATCCGCCAAGAACTTCAACGGCAACCAGTTCCAGGACGAGAACCAACGCTCTGTCTTCATGTCGCATATCACCGCGGCGATCCCAGCCTCGCATTCCATCATGCACTTCCGCTCCGGGCGTCAGTGGTGGACGATGGATAGTGCTCGCCGAACCATCTCGCCAATGCTTACTGCGATCTGAATTGTTCCCAAAATTTCGGTAGGGTATGCTGAAATGCCGGTCGTACAACAGACGATCACACTCGACAGAATGCCGGCTTACAACCCGGCTGTTCTCCTCCAAAAAGTACGCGATCTGGCTAGTAAAGGCGTGAACATTGGCGTTGATACGTCGTTGTTCATCAATAAATGCAACAGCTTCACATTCTCTACTGGATTCGAACCGGGACGCGGCTATATTCTCATGCTCGGCGGGGACGTATCATCTCTACGATCCTCGCTCGATCAGTACAACCACGCCCTAAAAATCGGCACAGTCTCGTTCAATAGTCTTACTATCACTGAATGTCGTGCTGTCACAGGCGTCTCTTCTCTGACTGGTTCGGAATTGTTCGTTGTCGGACTTGCCGACAAGCGAATATATGGACCGTTATCTTCTGTAAACCGCTCTTACAACGTCCCGGCAGTAGCCGATCCATCCGGTTCAAGTAACTACCAAAGCTCTTTGAACAGCGGCAGTCTGTGGACTTATCCGAGTATGATCCAAGACTTGTGGAGCAGACTGCCGCCGCTTATGGGTTCACTTAGTTTGAGCGACGCCTCTTTCAGCGGTAATCCTTACAACTATGCTTTCCACGGTGTCAGCGCTTGGGACGCTCTGGCTAAAGTCTGTGAGGACACGGATCATATTCTGATATACGATCGCGCAGACGCTACGTTCTCGATTGTTAATGCCGGCTCTTCGTACAATTCAACCACTTTCGATAACGATAAACGAACCGCTGCCCCTTACTTGCTTCGCCACAGTCAAGACATCAACGGAACTGTCTTCAAAATCCCTGAGACGATTCGCGTATTCTTTCCCAGCCGCAGCCGTGCTTGGCAAAACTCGTCGGACATCAGCACTGTTCATGCTAACGACTACATCCATGAATCGCCGCTCTATTCAATAGATGTAGCTACCGGTGTTACTGGTGCGGTCCCAGGTTCGGTTGTTCCTATCCACGCTCCAAGCGGATTCACCACGAATGAAACTGGCGGCTCGTCCAATTTAAGCGCTCTAACCACGCTCGCTAATCAACTAGCCGATCGTTACAAGCAATCGTTGCTTCAAACTGACAATCCGCTCTACTTACGCTACTCAACAGCTCGTTCATTTCATCTCGGCCCAGAAGTCTCCGCGATCTCTTACCATGACTTTGGCGACGGTGTATTCACCGACGTTTACAGCACCTATCGAAACCGCGACACTTCGCCTCTGATCGTCCCCAGCCGCGGCAGCGGCCGGCTCGTTGCAGGCGACTTCAACCGCAACACTCTCTCTTCCAAAGAATTAAACGCCGCGCCAAACTTGGGGCGTTGGGGCGAAATATCCGATCGTTTCGCTGTAGGCCGGTTAACCACGTCGGTAGCTCCGGCCGGCAGTGGCACAGCTTTGATTCGTTACGGAACTAACACCAGCGCTGCCATCATCACTTGGGCTGACGCTACGCCCTCCCGCACTGCCACAGTGTTTGAGCTAACCGGTCGTGCTAGTTACAAAGCCGGTCAACAGGTCATTCTCTGGTACGACCTGCAAGTCGGCCGTTGGCTTATTGTCGATTGTTCTTCTGAAGTCGGCGTTCCATTTATTAATCTATCTGGTGAGACAGTTCCGCCGTTTGGAATGATGAAGTCCTACGGATCACAAGTCGTTGGAACTGATCGTTTGATAATGTGCCGTAAGCCTGATACAGGCTTTGATACAATCTATTTGCTGAACGGCGCGGCTTCTGTTCAGAACGGGCAGGCTGGAATCGGTTACTGGGGAACAAACGGCGCTCTGGTAGCCACGTCTGATTCAGCAGCCTCTCCGGGTGAGTCTTACGGCGCAGTCCCCAACTCATTTCAAGCGTACGGTTCGGGTTTAGGTTTGACGATTATCGGAAACCCTTGGACCTTAGACGGTCAGAATGTCGTTGAAATTGTCCAATCTGAGGTACATGAGTTGCTGGTAAAACTTACCAGTGATCTGAATGCGCAGCAAAGCGGACTACAACAAACGGCGACGGCTAAAATCTACTGGATACTATCAAACACCAAAGAGCGTCTGGAGAGCAGTTTCGACGAGATCACTGTCGTAGATGGTATGCTCAATGATGATGAAACAATCGAATCAGGCACGTTCGCCATCGCCCGTCGTTACAGCATGGGCTACAACGAATGGCTCATTACCAACGCTTACTGCAAAGTCTCTGACCTGTAGCAAATTTCCCGCAACGATTTATGACGTTCGTAGGCTTCAAATTTTCTGGCGGCTCTTGTTGTTGCCGTGAAAAAATCGGATTCGATGAAGCATCATGGTCATGGGTTACTAATACGTTGAATGACGCTCCTGTAGTAACCAATCTTGCGACAAGCATAACAGAAATCGATAACTGCCGTTTGGTATTCGGCGGTAACAATTTTACTTGCGGAAACGCTGTAAGATTTCCTTCTGGGTCATGGGCTAAAATCAAAACATGGATCAATAGTGGAGGGCGACTATATATTGCGGCTGAGCACTCAGGCGAAAAATCCGGCCTTCTTAAATGTCTTCAGGATATGCCGAACTTGAATAGTTTTTTAACAACTATTGGCTCGGCGATTCAATACGTTGGCGAAGACTATAACGGTAGTACACCGTCGATTTCCGCGACTTACTACAGCTCTGGCGCTGCCAGCATTGCCAGCGGGATTAGCTTTTCTGGAGGACGCTTCGGTGAAATTTCAGGCGGTACGACTTTGTGGCTTGGACCTGATGGGGCTCCTATCAGTGGACTAGGCAAAACAGCCGCAGCTATTCAGAAACTTGGAAGTGGGTTCGTGATAGTAATTGGTGACAGCGACGTTGGCGCTCTACCAGGATATGCGAATTTTTTGGATCGCTGGTATAATTGGGCAACTGGCGACATCCTATGAATTGTCGTTGTGAAATTTCTCCTAGAGTCGGGCAAGTAACTTGGTGCCCGGTGTGTTGTCGCCCGATTGAGCCGGGAGTAGAAAGAGTGTGCAAGCCAGTTTGCAATCATCTCGGCCCTTTACTTCGCTTGAAGCAATGCGATTCCTGTAAAGGAAGCGTATCCCTCAAAATCTACAAATGCGAAGTAAAAGGGGAATGCTGCTTAGACGAATGTCGATCCTGCCCATATCGTGATTAACAATCGCTCGGCCAACCATCTCGCAACTTACTCTGAGGTCTCTTCCTGCTCTCCGGCGTCGGGCACAGAACTAACGTGTTCCTGCTTCGGGTCAGAGCTACATATTTGATGTTCAACTCTTGCTGCCGCTCTGCCGCATTCTTTGCCATCGGATGCCGCATTTTGTCGTGCTCCAAGATGACTACCTTCTCAGCTTCGAGCCCCTTCGCTCGATGCACACTGGACAGCAGAATGAAATTTCGTTCTTGCTCGCCTGAAACTTCCTTGAACAGATCGAATACCTTTTGCCGCACTTCCCCGATCGTCTGCGAGTCTTTGCAAACCGCCCGTACGCATTGGCACTTGTCTCGTAGCGCTTCCATCGCAGCTTCGCTGGGATTTTTCTTGTTGGACAACTTCCGCATTTCTTTCTCTTCGTACTGTACTAGCCGGTCCAGCACGACATCGACATCCTGACTGTCGTTAGGTCCGCCCAGTTTCTTAATCAACGACAACAATCCTTGCCCCAGGTCTCGGCCCTGGATGTTCGCCCGCTGATTTCTCGCTATCAATCGAAACGCCATACTGACTACCGGCGCGTTCGTCCGGCAGATCACCATATCTCCGCCTTCCAACTTCAGCTCAGCGACTTCTTCATCCTCGACCAGCACCATGCCTTCCGGCGCTTCGTCCATCGCCTCAAAGCCGGGTACGATCTCTTGAGCCAGTTTCACATGCGTCTTAGGGCAACGCCGCGTATAGGTCAACGGCAGCACTTCTGCTCCTTCGACCAGACTGTCTTCCATGTGCCGCATCGCCTCGATATCAGCGCCGCGGAAACCATAAATCGCCTGATTCTCGTCACCAACCAGCAGAAGCCGATTCCCCATTCTTAGAATCGCTTCCTGCTGCACCGCATTCAAATCCTGACACTCGTCCACGCAGAGCAGGTCGAACTGCGGCAACTGGTAGTTCTTAACGACCGGCAGCCAGAGCTGATCGTCAAAGTCGATCTCGTACTGACAGTACCGCAGGTCCATCGACCGTTCGACAATCTCGATCACCAACTCGCAAATATCGTCAGCCGAGTCGTTCAGATCAACGCTGTACTTCATCGCCAACGACAGCACTTCATCTTCATCTACACCCTTCCAATACTCAGACGCAACGTCGTAACCAACTAATGTGTTCTTCGCTAATCCGACCAATTTATCGACAGCGGGAATCACCTGCGGTTTCTGTCGGCGAAATCGCAAATACTCTTGCTCCCCGCCTACGATGTCCTCTATGATTTTCTTCGTCTTGTCCTCATTGATCTCGACGTTGCCGACATTCTGGCGCAGCGACGAAAACATAAGCGAATGACACGTGCAGGCCCGCACCCAGCTCGGAACCTTCGTAGCCAACTCCGCTGCAATCGACTTGTTGAACGCGATGAACGCAACCTGTCCCTGTGAGTACGTTTTCTTTGTCCCAGGGATTACCGTCTTCCCGATTCGATGCAAACCTTGTACGACCGTCGTCGTCTTCCCGGTCCCTGCCAGCGCCTTGATGATCACATTCAACCCGGTATTCGTCAGCGTGTGCCATACTGCCTCTTGTTGCGGCGTCCCTTTGAGCAGCCTGACCGGCTCACCTTCCGATTCACTTTCCAGATTAACTCCGCCGCCCCGCACCTTCCTGACCGCCGGCCGGCTTTCTTTATTCTTCGTCTTCGCGCCTTCACCACGCCACTTCTCTTCACCTTTTTTGCGAAACGCCATGTTTGAATCTCCTAAATAAGTCGTAAACAATTACTGAAATATCAATCTCGAACTACCGCTTCGGGTTCAGAAACGCCGATTTTTCCATAAACTTTCCGATAGTCCGCATGAAGTTCGCTCCGCGAGCCCCGTTGGCAATATCAGAGCTGAGCGAGACTTCATAGCTCGTATCCGACAACGACTTCAAAGTGTTCAGATAGAAGCCTTCACTCTCTAGCTCCGCTTCGAGAAACCGAGCCGAATCCCAGTCAGGAACGCGGAACGCAATCGTGACAGTCATGGTTTTCTCTCCAAAAAATCAGGAGCCGCTCCGGGAAATCCGTCGCTTACGAAAGCTGAGTGTAACCGCCCGATCAACCTGCGTCAATACACACCTACATGATATTTTCGCTTTTATCTCCGGCTTGACTTTCGTCCCGGTATTCGCCATAAAGACCGACATGCTGAGCCACGAAAACCCGCAAAAAACCCCGCTCCCTGCTTTGCCCAGGCGACGAGAAGAACTGGCGATTTCTGTCTCTCGCTTGATGGCGACTTATTCCGCGAGGCCACATGACATGAAGCTCCGCGCAAAACGCTCTAAGACTCAAGGCAAACGCACCAAGCTCGGCCTGTGCCGCTTTCTCTATGAAGTCTTCCGCACTAACGAGTTGCTCCCTCGCAAAGNNGGCGATGGTTCTCGAAGAGTTCCCCGACCAAGAACGCTTGCATCGCGGTTTACGAGAAGGCGGGAAAATGTCGATCAACGACTACCGTCGCCGCTACAACTCCGGCACACTGCTCAAAGGCATCCTGCCGCCTCGAATTTCGTACCGTTACAACAAAGACGGTTTGCCCGTCGATTTCCGCGGCGGGCTGAAGCTGCTCACGCTCGCCGACCAGAAACGGATCGCCGACAAGTTCCAGGCTCGCTGGGCTCGTCTCGGCCGATCATCTAGGACATTAGACGAGTCGATCCCTGAATAACCATCGTCTCGTTCGCACCCTCTTAAACCTTTGCGTCTATGCCGAACAAACGCTGGAAGGATGCGGAGCGCCGCGCTGCAAAAATACTCGGCGGCGAAAACTGTCGTCGCACGCCGCTATCCGGCTCGCTTGCACACACCAACGCGCAGCAGTCGAAGAATGACACCGATCACCCGACCATGCACATTGAAGTGCGCCAACGGGTGTCTCACGGTGTCTGGTCCTGGTTTCGCGAGACTAAAGCACAAGCGGAACGTGAAGCCAAACTGTCCAAACGCCCTCGAAAAGTTCCGGTCGTAGCTCTCGATGAAGTCCGCGCCCACGGTCTGATCGTCTGCGTTCATAGCGACGATCTTAAAGAATTCTGCGAGAAGTATTTAGCAATCTGCGGTAAGCAGAAGAAAAAATCTCGCAGTTGATCTTGACTCCGCGATGAATTCGGATACAAATTCGGACTATCCGATCTCTCTACCCTTCGCCGAAACCAAAAATGGCTAAGAAATCCGCCCGCCGCGAACTATTTCGTGATCTAGACAAAGACGGCGTGACCTACTCGTTCCTCAATGAGTTTGTTCTCTGTCGCGAGCAAGCCCGTTTATCCTATGTCGAAGGCTTCACCCGCGACGGAATCTCTGAAGCGCTCGACTTCGGCTCTCTGTTCCACGCCGGCCTGGAAGCCCTGGCCGACAACAAAACCGTAAGACAAGCTGTGAACGAAATCGGGCGGGAGCATCACAAGCTGATCCAGTACCGTGGCAAGCTCGACAAGGGCGAAGCAGCTCAACTTTCGCTGCTAACCGCCAAAGCGCAGATTATCCTACCGTGGTATCACGAATACTGGCTGAGAAAGAAAGGCCACGAACACCGCAAAGACGCCAAGTTCATAGCCCGTGAACAGGACTTCCGTCAAGAGCATGAAATTCCGGTAATGACCGTCACCGGCAGCACAGTCTCTTGGCAGCCTCGAACGATCGTCCTGCGCGGCCGCTTCGACGCGATCTTCAAGCTCAACGGAAAACTCTGGCTCATGGAGAACAAGACGAAGAGCCAGATCGACGAAGACGGCCTGCAAGCCTCGCTCAGCCAAGACCTGCAAACTATGCTCTATTCGTACGCGATCAAGCTCATGTACGGCGAGTATCCGGCCGGCGTCCTCTACAACGTCATCCGCCGCCCGGCTCTACGGCAGAAACAGACAGAGAACACTGCCGAGTTTCTGACGCGCATCGAAGAAGACGTAAAAGCCAACCCGGATCACTACTTCAAGCGCTGGGAAGTTACCTTCGCTAAAAAGGACATCGACAACTGGGTAACTCGCTCTCTCAATCCTATCTTGGCTCAAGTCCGTCTCTGGTGGGACGAGATCAAAACCAACCCGTTCAACCCGTGGGCAATCCCCAACCGTCTGCATCATTTCCAGAACCCGGAAGGTCTCTATAACCGTTACGGTAAATCTCAGTATTTCGAGTTGCTCACCAGTAACTCTACGTTTGGCTTGAAACGCCGAGATAAGTGATACGATGCTCGACATCCTCAGCGACTTAGGAACATCAGTTGCCTTGCTGATCATACTGTCCGTGATCGGCACGATCATCTTTAACTTTACTATTCGATCGGAGAACTAATGGCCGTCGTCAAACGAGTCAGTCGCGACCCAGCTACGTCTTTTTCCTCCAAAGAGGATGACGCCAAAGCGAACAAGCAGCGAGCTTTGAAAGAACGTAACGCGGAAGCTCTAGCCGCCGCCTCTGAATCCCCTGTTGTCTTGCCAGGGCAAGTCGAATTTGAACAGTCAGAATCAATCGACAAGCTGGCCCGGTCGCTGGTCGCCTTCCGCGCTGCTTGCCCAAACATCGATAAAGACAAGGCTGGCTACGGCTACAAGTACGCTACGCTCGGCAACGTCATCAACAAAACCCGTGATCCGCTGAAGAAAAATGGGCTCGCGGTCACTCAATTCCCGATTGCCGGACACAATGCGCTCGGCGTCATCACGCTGCTGATCCACGAAAGCGGTCAGTGGATTCGCGCCCGGTTCCTGATGCCTGTCCCAGAACTCACTTCGACCAATGTTACCCAAAATGCTGGTGCTGCGATCACCTATGCTCGCCGTTACGCTCTGGGCGCAGTCCTGGGCGCATCGACCGATGAAGACACGGACGCAGCCTATCAAGAACCCGACCCGGATCGCCCGCGACCAGTTCGTCGTCGTCGCGGATAACCGCTTGACATTCTTATGTAGTTGTGTATTCTGTTAGTGTTGTAGGTCGTTACATTTTTACGAAAGGTCTTAATTATGGCAGCAAAGAAACATGCGGATGGCGGAAACGAGTACGAGCGGGCAGCCGCTAAAGCTCGCAAACGCTGGGCAGAGTCCCGTAAGAAAAAAGATTCTTACGGCGGTTTGAAATTCGGGGAAATCCCAGACGGTCAGTATCCAGCTCGTCTGGTGAAGGCTCGCTGCGGCATCACAAAGAACGGCGACGGAGACATCTACTACTCTCTCGACTTCGTTCTTCGTGATGGAGACCACGATGGTACACAAGTGGACGTGTATCACGATCTGTCCACCGATCAAAAGGCTGACTCAGCAGCGCGTACGCTGAAACGTCTAGGATTTGAAATCGATGATCTTGACCCGGTTGACATTCCAGAGATCATTGCCGATTTGAATGGCGATCCGCCGGATGTGATTCTGGGCGTCAAAAACGCCGATCGCAACAAAGATGGCGATCTGCTCGACGAACCTCGCGCCTACGTCAATGTCATCAAACTGGACGCGGACGCAGCTCCAAAGTCGAAAGCCAAGACGAAACCGGCTGCTAAGCCAAAGGCTAAGCCGAAGGCGGCTAAATGATCGGCTGCCATAAGCCGCGGCCGAGCGTCACAAGAGCCTGTAACCACTCTTTGTTCGCCGGCCGCGGCTTTCTTGTTTTCCGCTCTGAATTGTTCCCAAGATTTCGGTGGGGTATGGTGAAAAACCGCTCTGCTCGTCCTCTGGCCGCTCTGGACACCGAATGCACTGGCTTACACTTCCACCGCGGCGCATTCCCTTATGCGGTCGCCGTCTATTTCGACAAGCCGCATCCCAAGCACGGACGCTATTGGTTTCGCCAATGGCCGGTCGATCCGTTCAGCCGAGCAGTTAAGCCGCTCCGCCAAGACATCCTCGAACTCAAAGAAATCGTAAATACTTATCGCATTGTTTTTCATAATGCGAAATTCGACATTCGCGCCCTCGAATGTCTAGGCGTCGGCACAGTCTCGATCTGGGAAAACTTTGAAGATACGTTGCTCGCTTCACACGTCGCCGACGCCAGTGAATCGCACCGGTTAAAAGACCTGGGGATCAAGTACCTAGAAATCCTCGACGACGATGAAGACGATTTGCGCAACCGCGTCAAGTCGATCCGTCTCAATGAAGCTCGCACTGAAGGCTGGGCATTTGGCGAAGACATCGAGATGGACTACTGGATGCCGACCGCCCTAACTCGCCTGCATCCGTCCGAAGCCGAGCATACTGACAGCACCCTGCTCCGCGAATACAACATTCGCGACGTGCAACGCACCATGTTGCTTTGGCGGATGTACACCGAGATTCTCCCTGAAACGACCGTTACCACGCCCGCTTCTGGCCGACTCACGCTGCACGACGCTTACTGTCGTGAGAAGCGTCTGCATCGCACCGTGTACCGCATGGAGAAGCGGGGTGTCACGCTCGTCAATCGCAAGCTGAAGGCCGAACTGAAACGATACAGCTCGATCGCTCTCAAGCATGAACGTATCTGTAATGACATCGCCGTGGACAGCAAAAACTGGGTTGAGATCAATCTGAATTCCACCAAGCAACTCCAAGAGCTGCTCTTCAACTTACCCGTCTCGCGCACCCGCAAGCACGCTCCAGAACAGCGCTTCGGATTTGGTTTGGAACCGACGAAAATCACCAGCACGAAGATCGATAAGACCGGCCAGACAATCACCAACTACTCTCTCGACAAACACGAACTGCCTCTGATTCTCGCCCAGGCTGCGGAGAACAAAGATCAACTGGCCGAGAAGTTCCTTCACAATCTGTTGGCTTACCGAAAAAACGAGAAGGCCGCAGCCGACTTGAACGGCTACTATCAGAAGATGGTGGTCACAACCCGGCCGCATGGAAACAAGAAAGACTATCGTCTGCACGGCTCGCTCAACCAGACCGGCACGCAAACTACCCGCTTCTCTCACTCCGATCCTAACACGGCCAACATCTCCAAAGGCGATAAGCTCGACAAAGACGACAATATCGACTTCACACTCCGCGAAGTCTTCGGCCCGTCCTGGGGCCGAATTTGGTATGCCTTTGACTACAATCAGCTTCAACTTCGCATCTTCGCTCACGTGGCCGGAGAAGAGGAATTCATTAAAGCGCTCCGGGCCGGCTACGACGCGCATACCTGGGTGGCCACGCAAATCTTCGACTGCTCACAAGAAGAAGTGGACAAGTACCGCCGGCGCATAGCCAAGAACGTCAACTTCGGCTTCATCTTCGGCGCTGGTGAACGCAAAATCGACTACACCAGCGGCATCAAGGGACTCAGCACGAAGATCGCCAAGCTGTTCCCAGCCGCCCACGACTTTATGCGTCGCACGATCAGCTTCGTCCGTCGCAACGGCTACGTGGTGACGCTCGGCGGCTACAAGCTCCCGGTTAGCCCTTCCTTTGCTTATGCGGGTGTCTGCTACATCGTCCAAGGCACAGAAGGCGACATCGTAAAAAACGCAATGATCTCTGTGGATAACTACTTGGAACGTGAAACAGCCGACGAATACTTTATGACTTTGCAGGTTCACGACGAGCTAGTCTTCGACTTCCCCAAACTCGGCAATCGTCACGAAGCCAAGTCTTCTCTTCCAAAGAGGCATCGCCTGATCCTGGGAGAGATCGCGCGTCGTATGATCGCAGCCGGCGCTAACTTGGGGGTCGAAACCCCGGTCAACTGCGAGAAGATCGTAGTGGATTACGCAAACGGTGTTCCTCAAGAACTGGGAGAACTGTATGTCCGTTCCTACCAAAAGTCAGGCCGGCACATCGGCCAGCATCAAATCCACAAAGGCGGTCGCTACACTCCAGCCGATCTCAAACGCCAACGCTACCGTCGGCGAGTCCACAAAGTCTGATGCGTTAAACCGCCCGGCCAAATTCCTTGGTTGTGACCACTGGTGTCACCATCCTGTTAAGTTCCTATCGCTTGTCGTCTGTCCCAAATGCGGCCTGCCGCTCCGATGACAGCTCGATCCTTCAATCCGTTCCCGCCCGCATCCGCCGAGTTCCCAACATGGCACAATCAAACGACAAGTCCGAGCCCTATCGCTTCCACGGGGTCGCCCTCAAACCAGTTAAGGGCGGAAAAGAAAAACAATACATCGGCGACTGCCCGCTCTGCGGCAAGCAAGACCATTTCTTCGTCACGGGCGAAACCGGGCAGTTCCAATGCAAAGTCTGCAATGAAGCAGGCAACATCTACTCTTTCTTCCAAAAAATTCACGCGGAAGCGCTGAAACGGACCAAACGACCAGACTGGGAGCGGCTCGCCTCTCTCCGCGGCCTGCCTTGGTCGCCGCGGCCTGCCTTGGTCTGCCTTCCGTGACCACCAGTTCGCCTACGACAAGCGAACAAAGAACTGGCTGCTACCGCTCCATAACGTCAAAGGCAGTCTCGCCAACTTACTGGTCTTCAACCCGCCCAAGATTAACAAGCTCATGGGCTCGCCGCATTGCGAACAGCATCTATACGCTGGTCACAAGATCAACCCCGAAGGCCCGATCTACGTTTGCGAAGGCCAATGGGATGCGGTAGCTCTCGAACACCTGTTCCTCAAGGCTCGTCTCGACGCTTCCCAGTTTAGTGTCGTCGCTGTCCCCGGCGCTGGCACACTGAAGAAAGAATGGTTGCCGGTCTTCAAGAACCGCGAAGTGTTCCTTTGCTACGATCACGGGACCGCCGGCTCTTCTGGCATGGAAAAAGCCGTGGTCCTACTCGGCGAGAATTCCAAAACGCGGATCATCCGTTGGCCGTCCAACCTGCCGGACGGATACGATGTCAACGATTTCGTAAAGTCTCGCTTAGCTAAAGCCAAAGACGGCTACAAAGCCTTCCACCAACTGTTCCCGGCCGACGATCCAGTCTCCCGCAAAAAAGGCCCGCGGCTGATCCGTAACACCTTTGAGTCCGTCGTCCGCGACTTCAAGAAAACCATCCATATCGACAAGGCATGGGAGCGGGCCTTAGCCGTCTGTATGGCGACTGTCATCTCTGGCCAGCTTGGCGATGACCCTCTCTGGGTCTTCCTGGTCGGCCCTCCTGGTTCCGGCAAGACCTTGCTAGTCGAATCATTCTTAAATTGCCCGCAGCGGGCGATCTATATGTCCAAGATCACCCGCCAATCGCTCGTCAGCGGCTATCGCGGCGAAGAGGACTACGGCATTCTTGATAAACTCCGCAGCCTATGTCTGATTGTTAAAGACTACACGGCAATCGCAACGCTCCCGTTAGCCGTCCAAGAGGAACTGTATGGTATTCTCCGCGACGTGTACGATGGCCACTGCGTTGTTCCCTTCGGCAATCAAGAACCGAAGGTCTTTAACGGCTGCTACTTCTCGATGATCGCTTCCGTCACCGACATCATTCGCGCTCATAATCGAGCTGCACTCGGCGAACGATTCCTGAAAATCGAACTGCTTGATCTAATCAACCACGATCCAGAAAGGCATATTCGGACAGCGATTCGATCCTCCACGTCCCCGATAGAAAATTGGTCAAAAAACGAAGAATTCCTTCGCAACTCAGTCGAAGCCTTCATGTCCCGGCCGTTCGATGAGCACAAGCTGCCGCAGCTTCCTCTTTGGATGGAAGACATCATCGTCAACCTGGGCCAGCTCTGCGCTTATTTACGGGCAGTAGTAGCTAAAAGCGGCGGAGAACTGTCTTACCGCCCGCGTCCCGAAATTGCCACACGTTTCAGCAAACAACTCACCAAGCTCGCCCGCTGTCTCTGCTGGGTCTATGGTAAATCCAAAATCGATAAAGACATCTGCCGCATCGTACAGACTATAGCCATCGAGACGATCTTGAGCTGGGACGTAGAAATCGTCCATGCCCTATTTCAGGCCGGTGACAAAGGCTGCTTACTCCCCGATCTGGGCGCTCTAATGCAGCTATCTCATACCGGGATTACTCGCCGCCTGGAAGACCTGCAACACCTGCAAATCGTCTATCGCAGCAAAGAGACGAAAAAAGACGGTCGTGGCCAACGCCGATTCATTTGGTATCTCAGCCCAAAGATTGCCGAATTCTGGGCTGGCGCTAAGCTCGAATACGTCCCGCCGCCGATCGTCAAACACAAAGAGCGACCCGGATACACTCCCAAGAGGAAACCTAAACCGACCAAGACTAAGACAAAGCTCCCTCGTCACCAACCCGCTGACCGCAAACTACCGACCCGAACCAAACCTTCTCTTCCAAAGAAACCCAATGCCAAATTACACCCAAGTCAATCAAGAAAAAATGGCCGAAAGAAAGCTACTGCCTGAATTGCGTCTCGTTGCCTACGACGATCAAGGTCGTGCTATTCCAGCCGTTTCAATCTCCGGCGACTTCATCGATACTGTCGAAATTGAAGGTAACACTGAAACGCTTCACCACAGCCTGGAAGCGCTGGTTACGCTCTTCTGCGCCCACGTCGGCCTACGCAATGCCGGTGGTCGCTGGGCGCTCCCTGACAACCACAACAACGATCCGCACTTGCCGCTTGTCCGCCGACTTTTAGCCGTCATCGAAAGCGGCAAGGCCGGTTACAACTGCATGACATTCGACGACGCTGCTAACCCCAACCGCCGTTACCTGCTGATCCAGGTGGACAAAAAACCGAAGAGTTGAGAAGCAACTATGCCGAAACGTACGCTGACTTCCAAAACCAGTAAGCTGCTATCCGCCGGTATCTTCAAGTTCGACCCCAGTGTCGATCCGAAGACTCTGAAACCGCACAAGCAGAACTGGAGGAAGCACACGCACCGCCAGCGGCAAGCCTTCAACGCGCATCACGAACGGGTCGGTTGGACTGATGCGGTAATCGTCAACGTCACCACCGGGAACATCGTGGACGGCCACATGCGCTGGGAGGAATCCTGTCGCAAGAAAACAACCGTCCCGGTCCTCTACGGCCGCTGGACCAAAGAGCAAGAACTGGAAATTCTCGCCACCAAAGACCCGCTTGGTGCCCTGGCCGAGACTCAGGCCGACGCTCTCCAAGCGCTCAACGAGCAAATCCACGGGCAGCTTCAACAGATCAAATCCCCGCAGTCCAACACCCTCAAGAAACTGGTTGCGGACATCGACAACTACGCCGCCGAGATCACAACCGGCGACTCCCCGGCAGTTCTCCTGAATCGTCGCCGCGATCGTAAAGAGTACGATCGAGCCCGCGAAGCCGCTAAAGACGACGAGCCCGAATCCCTCGAATCAGACGACGACGATTCGCTCCCTGAAGACCCGATCTTTCCGTCGCGTCATCCGTTTGGACTGCCTGATTTGCTTCCCGACATGCTTTGCACTGAAGTCCCTGATTCGATCTGGGATCGTTCGCCGGCCTCTGTCACGCCCAACGCCTATTACTGCTACAGTGCCGGCCCTGGCACGATCCCTGACGCTGCATCCAGGGGCGGTGGCTTCCTGGGGTTTTTCACCGAAGACTTCCGTTTCGAGAAGACCTGGAACGATACAGCAGGTTTTACGGACTGGCTTCGGGATATGGATTTCAAAGGTGTTCTCGCCCCCGACTATTCCACATGGACCGACTGGCCGCTCGCGCTGCGGATACATAACCTGTACCGTTCTCGTTGGGTCGCCCGCTATTGGCAGGAAAGCGGAATCCCGGTCATCCCTATCATCCAATCACTCGGTGCTTGTCCCGGTCTCGACCGCTCGGCAGGTTCTTTCAGCAACTCTCTCTGCCTCGATTCCCTTCCAAAAAAGCTGCCGGTCGTCGCTACCGAAGCTCGAAACAGCCAAGGGGCTGAAGATTACTGGATCGGCTGGGCCGCGCTTCACAAGCACTGGCTCTCGGCGCTCCGCATCGGTACGCTTGTCATCTATGGCGGTGAAGAGAATCAGAAGCGGTTCCTGCCCCGCTTGGGTAAAACCGGCCGAACTGAAATCGTCCTGCTGTCTTCTTTCATCTCTCGCCGCCGAAAAGGTCAAAAATGAACCAGATCAACCAGCCTGCCAAGCGGATGCCGCTCGTCACTTACGTCCGGTGGGTTGATCCCGACTTCCCAACTTATGATAACGGGAAGCCGAAGCTGAATACCGGCTCGCTTGTTTTTTACCCGAACGGCGAGCCCGTGGAATTCCAATCCACAGCCGGAGTGATGTTGCTCGTTCGCGGGTATCCCATGCATAATACGGTCTGGGTACGCAAAGACCTGCTAGAATCCATTGAAACTCTTCAGGACTTTCTAAATCATGGCTAAGAAATCTTCAGCCCGGCAAACTCCCAGACAACGAACTTCTGCTGGTCTGCAATCTGAGATTGCGCTGACCAAGAAACTCAAGAGGCTGAAAAAAGGTAGCGCTGCTTACAAACGCACCCAGGCCCAAATTAAAGCCGCCCGCCGCAAACAGAAGACCGGCTATCGTTCGATTCGCGCTGAGACTACCGGAAAAAAATCCTCAGACGCCGTTCGTAAGTCGAACAAGAAAGCCAAGAAATCATCCAGCCGCGGCAAGAAAACCAAAGCCACGTCCAAGCGCACTCGCTCCCGATCGAGCAAGCCAAAGAGCAAGGGCCGCGGCGGTCGTGGCAAATCCAAACGCGGCGGCCGCGGAAAATCTAAACGCGGCGGTCGTGGCAAGAAATAATCTTTGATCTCTCACCTTAATCAGTTCTCCTTCTTCTCTCTTTGAGGGCAATCCATGCGATCTGAGAAAGCCTACGTGTATCGCTGTTCCAATGAACGATGTCGGGAGCTTTTCTACTTCAAAGAAAAGCAGCCTCCACAGGTTCGTATTGCTTGTCCTGCTTGTACGTCAATTATTGAATTCCTACGCCCGCCAATCGCTCCCGGCCCGTTCACCAAGCCTACTAACCCGGACGGGACCGCCGCCAACTGCGTCCCGAAACGGAACTCTGATCTGGATAACCCGATCCACGTCGATTCAGCCGATCCCCAATCCATCATCGCTGATCGTGAACTGATCTACGGCAGTTTTGCGCATACCGCGACCATTTCTCGCGCTCTCAAACACGCTATTTACTGTGCTGGTGGCCCATGCCGATTAACCGACTCTCAACATGAAGCTCTTGATCTAATATGCTCCAAAATTAGCCGCATAGTTTCCGGCGATCCTAACTACATCGACAACTGGGCTGACATCGCTGGCTACGCCACGCTGATTGTCAATGATCTGACCGAAGCAGAAGAGCGAGCCGGCGAAAGACCGCAATACGACCCTCCTGCTGACGATCCTGATTGACACCAAAGAACCGCCGGGCTAACCTGCACTTAGCAATGGAAGCCGGGAGTTTCCCCGCGACGTGTTTCTTCCCAAAGAGGAAACGGCACTGCCGAATCTAGCGTCTATAGGCCGTGTGCTTGTGCCGTAGCATCCACAGCGTCCATTGCCTCATTGGAGAGACGCAATGACTGCCAAAATGAAAGGCTCGTTCGCCTACAAACGAGTCACCCAAACCGCCGGTACGGTTATTACCCGTCTGATCGAGCCCGCGATGCGTGGTGCAAAAACCCGCCTCACGCAGCTCACCTACATCTCTGGCGGCACGCAGCATACGGTCACGATCCTCAAGGCTCTGGCCCGCACCACGGTCACTGCCGCTCAATCCGCCTCTGACACTGCTGTTTCCGTTGTCTCTAAAGCCTTCCGCGGCGACACCGTGGCCGCGTCCGATTACATCGTCATTCAGCACAATGATGGCACGTTCGGCGCGTACCTTGTCTCGGCCGTCTCGAATCTCACTTTCACAATCCCGTCGCTCTCTGCGGCCCTAGCGATCGGCAACCTCGTTTGGATCATGGGCGCAACCGGCGAAGCTGAGCATATCGTGCTGAGTCCTCCCGCTTCGGCCACAACCCGCTATCAGGATTCGATCGGCGGTATTGCTTGCTCCGGCTATCGCTCTGTATCCGGCGGAACAGTTTACCAGCGGTCGGGTAACGATGATCCGCTGTTGATCCACAGCAACAACGCCACAGCAGCCGGCGTCGTCGAATCGGCATCTGGCTACTACGGGGCTGTCTGATATTAAAGCGTCCTACCCCGATGGGTAGGCTGAGCAGCCGCCGCCCTCAGAACACGGAGCTGGGGGCGGCGGTTTTTCAACCCGCTTCCCGTTCAGGTGCTTTATGGCTGCTCGGCAATTCCGTCCTTCTGGCCGCCGCATTAAAGCCACCCGTCTCCGCGCTGCTGTCGAACTGGGCAAAAAAGGCGGTCGTAAAGGTGGCCCAGCCCGCGCCAAAGCTCTTAACTCATCGAAACGAACGCAGATCGCCTCTCACGCAGCAAAGACTCGTTGGGGCAAGAATACCGCCTATACCAAACCAGCCTTCTACCGCAGAAAAGTCCGCTAGGAGCAATTTTTTCTTCCAAAGAAGGTCTTGACCGTTTGAAGAATTCGGTTTCAAATACCTATAAGTTCTTCACTACTTACTTAATTGGAGACTTCCGTGACTCTGCCGTTTCCTGATTCAATGCCGATTGAGCCGCAGCCGCCTCAACCGGTCTATCAGATTGTAATTGGTCTTATGGCCAACGGCACCATTACCCTTCATGGGCCGCTCGATAACGGTATTCTCTGTCTGGGAATGCTGACCAAAGCGATCGACCTTGTGAATGAAAACACGAAGTCCAAAGCCAATGGAGTGAGCCCGATCGTCGCGGCCCCGTCCATCCCCGGCTTGAAGTCTCGTTAATCCACCGCCTCATGGACGAATTCGACCGTGCTATGACGATGCTGGTCCGTGTCACCGGGTTATTCGGTGATCGCGGCTGGCCGTTCATCAAGGTCGTGCTGGACGATGACGAGGTGCGGTCGTATCCGATTCCTGATGAGGAGGAGAAGGTGCTGCGAAGCGCCAGAAAATATCTGGCCCAAAACGGAAGAAAACCAATTCGACCGGACTAACAGGAACAAAATGGACGCTCAATCATTCGGAGAAGCCTTAGAGGCGATGTTTTTACTAATTTTCTGGGGGTTTGTTGTGCTGTGCGTTGTTTGTTTTGTCGCTGTCGGCGGCTGTACCTATTTTATGTTCCGCGATCCAGCTTCCAAACACACACCTACAGCCAACACCGCCCCGTTGTCTCCGGCCGCGGCGAGCCAGGATGGCTTGCTGGCGGAACCACCGGGGGCGTAGGCGAAAGCCTTGCGGGGCGACCAAATAAATGCTGGAACAACTGTCAATCGCGATTGTCGTGCTTGCTTTGGCTACAGTCATTACGCAGCCGGACGGTGTAGCTCGCGACGTAGTGGACGTGATCGAAGTTAATCACGTCTATGACGATGACGGACGACCGGTATTTACGCAGCAGATATTCTGGGTCTGGTCGGAGCGCGAATCACGTTATCACGTGCGGGCCTGGAGGATGGTCAAAGAAGCGGCACAGTTGCCGCGGCGCGATCACGTTCACGGCGGTTACGTGGCCCAGTGGCTCGATGGTCAAACACTGCGGGCCGTCCACGCCCTGAGCATCCGCGAAACATGGACACAGTATGACGTGGAAATGTTAGAGCGGGAAACGCTGCCGGTTGAGCAGCGGACGCCGCTCAAATAGTCATCGCGACGTTTATGCAGGCGAGTAGTACGTAGGAGATGCATTATGGCCGTGCTGGCAACCCAAGACAGAATCGACCTATGGGCCGAGTTGATGCAGGAACTTTCGCGTGAACGCGAGGTCATTGCCGGGCTGACAAAGGCGGACCTAAAGGCCGCGGTTGATGCTCTCGATGATTGGCTAAACACGAACGCGGCGGCAATCAACACCGCGATTCCGCAGCCGGCCAGAGCGAATCTGACTACTTCCCAGAAGGCAAGGCTGCTGGCTCGCATTATCCACAAGCGTTTCGTGAAGGGAGCATAGCATGGCCAGTGGAAAACCGGTAGTTGAAGTCCTCAACGCATTGCCTCCCGCAAGTAGTGCCGCTACACGTGACATCAGGCCAGGAGGTAGTACCCCCGCAGAATCCGTTGAAGTGTTCGACTTCGACGCTGCGGCGGACGAGTACATGGATTTCCTCTGCCGACTGAGCGAGGACTACGCTGGTGGCGGTTTAACGTTCACACTGCCCTGGTCGGCCACCAGTGCAACCAGCGGCGTCACGCGATGGGGCATCGCCATTCGCCGAATGCAAGACGATGCCGAAGATATTGACACAGCCCAAACGTACGACTTCAACGAAGCGGATGACACGGCCGCGTCCGCTTCGGGCGAGTTGAGCTATCCCACAATCACGTTCACAAACGGGGCCGACATGGACTCTTGGGCGGCTGGGGAACTGGCCATCGTTCGTGTCTATCGCAACGCCGACCATGCCAACGACACGATGACTGGCGATGCGGAACTGTGGGGCATCTTCGGTAAGGAGACCTAAGATGGCAAGGTCTTTTAACGGCAGTGATCAATATCTAAAGTACTCAGGGACGATTCTGGGGGCCTTCCCTGTAACACTGGCCGGTTGGTGCTATCCGCTGTCGCTGCATAATGGCGTGATTCTTGATATTCGCTACAGCGGAGGTGCCTATGCTGGCGACGGGTGGGATATTCGCGTTAGTGCCACTGGCAAAACCAGATACTACGTCTCCGGTCAGGCCGGGGGATTCACCGACACAATCGTGAACGGTGCGACAACCTATTCAACGAATACGTGGGCACATGTGTGCGGGGTTTCATCATCCAGCAGTAATCATGTCCTGTATTTTAATGGAACTAGTGACGGGACAAGTTCCACAAATGTCGGCAATGCCGGTGCAACTCTCAACAGTATCGGACGGTATGAGATATCAGGAGGAAGTGGAGAATACTTCAACGGCTACCTGGCCGAAGTTGCCTGCTGGTCCACCAATCTGACCGCCGACGAAGTGGCAGCATTAGCAAAAGGTATTTCTCCGTGGCTAATACGCCCAAACTACCTCTCTGCATATTGGCCTCTGTGGGGCAGGCACAGTCCTGAGCGTAGCTTCGTCAAAGAAGACTACCAGATGACACTCAATAATTCCCCAAGTACAGCCGACCATCCCCCCAAGATGATCTACCCACGCCGCCGCGGGCAGATTGTCGTGCCAGCAGGTGTGCCGGCGACTACCACATACCCCCAACTCGAACGCGGCACTCGCGGCCTGGCCCGCGGCATGTGCCTGGGCTTGGCACATTGAGGCAATAGTTAAATGATCCTCCTCGCCAAATACGGTGAATCGCTCACCATCCGCTTTCCGGTGGTCAAGCGGGCGGTCGTTGATTTGGCGGCCAGCGCGGATTGGACTCCGGCCACGGGCGACACCAAGATCAGTAAAGACGGCGGCAACGTCGCCAACACAACGAACAATCCGAGCGCCGTAGGCGGCACTGGGTCTGTTTTATGGACGCTCACACTGACCGGCCTGGAATTGCAAGCCGCTGAAGTGGTCGTGCAGATCGTCGATTCGGCGACGAAGGCCATCGAAGACCAAACTCTCATCATTCATACCTGGGGCCACCCGTCAGCCAAGATTCCCGGTGACTTGTATCGCGGCGGCGACCAGTCGCCTTACCCGGCAGAAATCACCGTCACGTCGTTCGCGTCGGATACCACGGCTCACGCGGTCAGCATGCCGGCAGCGGTCGAAGCCAACGACTTGCTCTTGTGCTTGTTTGCCAACGACGGCACGGCGACCGTTACCACACCCACAGGCTGGACGCAGCTCCATACCACGACCGATAGCACCGACCTGCGGCTGAGCAGCTACGCCAAGAAAGCGGACGGGACCGAAGGCGGCACGACGGTCGATTTCGTCACGTTATCCGGCGAGCGGGCCGCGGCTCAGGTCTATCGGTTCAAACGCGGCACGTGGTATGGCGACTCAACGAGCAGTTTTGCGCAGTCGATCAGAACTGGCACAGCAGCCACAGGTTCGAGCACCACTCCGAATCCACCTTCGTGCGCCCCAACTTGGTCGCGACTGAGCACGCTGTTCATTGCGGTGTCTGCCAACGACAACGGCACGGTGACAGATTCGGCTTACCCGTCCGATTACGTGGATCGCACGAACACGGTCAGCGATGCCAACGCAGCCGGCGTGTCACTTACGTCCGCCATTCGCTCTCGGCTCACGACCAGCGAAGACCCCGGTACGTACACGATCAGCACCGAACAGTGGGTGGCGCAGACGATTGCCATTCGGCCAGCACAGCCCGTGGCGCTGTTTGGACCGTACGTTCTCGACGCACTGACCGTGACCGGGCAACTGGCCGTGCAAAACGGCATTGACGTTTCCTGCACCACGACCAACCGTGATGCATTCAAGGTCGTCGGCAATGGCAGCGGTTCTGGGCTTGTATGCACTGGCGGAAGCACTGGCAAAGGCGCTGCCATCTCAGCGGGAGGCAGCAACGTAGTCGGGCTTACAGTTACTGGCAGCGGCTCTAGTGCCGGCGCTACGATAACTGGCGGAAGCACGGGAACAGGACTGTCTCTTCAGGGCGGTGCTAGTGGAGGCGCGGGCCTTGTCATCCAGGCAAATAACAGCAACTTCGCTGGAGCGACAATAGCCGGGGCTGGCACGCAGCCGGGCCTGAAGATCACCGGTGGAGCCACCGGAGCAGCGTTGAACCTTGTCGGCGGCGCTACATCCGGCGAGGGTTTGTTGGTTACGACCACCAGCGGTAGCGGATTCAGCATCACCGGCGGAACGAACGGCCACGGCATTATTGCTACCGGAGCCGGCACTGGTAGCGGCTTCCAGGTTGCCTCGGGCACAGGGGCCGCGGCAATCGGCCTGAATATCCTGAGTAACGCCGCATCCGGCCAGGGCCACGGCCTGAAGATCACCGGCGCTACCAACGGATCGGCAGCCTTCCTAATCGGTGCCGGGGCTGGCGCGGGTATTGTCTCAGAGGGCGGGGCTTCTGGTCATGGCATGAATCTCATTGGAGGCGTAACCTCTGGATTTGGTCTGACAGTCTCCAAACAAGGCGGGGCCAGCGGCATTAGCGTTACTGATCCGGTCTTGTTTAACAGCGTGGATAACAACATTATCGTCAACGTAACCAAGATCGCCAACAACGCCACGGCTGCTACAAACGCTGCTGCTGGCTGGGCGGGACTGATTGCCGACACAGGCACAGCACAGACTGGAACCTCGACCACAATCACGCTCCGCAGCGGAGCGAGCGCCACAAATGATCTTTACGCAAAAGCAGCTATCTCGATCACTAGCGGCACGGGAGCTGGGCAAACCCGGCAGATCACGGCTTACGATGGCAGCACCAAAGTAGCTACAGTCGATACAGCCTGGGCAGTAACCCCCGACAACACCAGCGTCTATCAAGTCCTAGGGAGAATCGTGTAATGCTGTTGTATCAATTCTTTCTCGCCAAAGCTCCCGAAGTCACGCTTCTCGATGACGAAGGTTATCTGCTTTACCTGTAACCATGCCTGACATTCTCCCTGACAGCCGACTTACTCGCTCCGACCTAGGCGCAGTGATTATGGACTGGCCGCTCTCCAACGGCCGCACTATTCGCCTCGAATGCGTCCCTTGTTTCTGCGCCAACTGCGGATGCTCCGGCCCCTACGTCCCCCGTGACAACACTACTTTCGCCTGCTGGCTCTGCAATAAATGCGCTGAAACCCACGGCGAGATCGCCGGTGCTTGCCTGCAACCCGATCACGAATTCTGGGCTGCTCTAGACGCCGAGATGGTCGCTCGCTTCGGCCGCTCTGCCACCCCAATCGAAATGGCTGCCCTGCTCGATCAAGGCGATCGTACCTTTGAAAAACTCCTAAAAGACTCTCCAATCCGTCTTGCAAACCCTACTCATTTCGTCTAGCATTCACGTAATCAGCGTCTTCTAGCACCCTCAGCTACCTGCATAGCGTCTAATTCGGGAGCTACCAGATGCCCTTCGTTTACAATATCTCGTCGAAAGAAGTTGCTGAAAACTACGAGACTTCAGGTTCGGCCAACACCCAGATCGACGCCGCCTTCGTAAAGCCTGGGTCAACCCGCGCAGTGACCATTATTGCTGCTCGCGTTCAAGGCAAAGGCGCTGGCTTGACTGCCCTCTCCGGCATCGCCATCCGCCTTTCGCAATGGACTTCAACATCCTCATCGTCGGGCACATCGATCACCCCCCGCCCGGTCGATAACCGTGTCACCGGCGCCGCCGTCGCCACGGCTGCTGCCGGTGCTGGTGGCGGCACCGGCGCTGTGACATCGGGAACTGGCGGCCCATCTGTCGTATGCGCTTTCGGCTGCGGAGCTTCCGGCCCTGGCGGCTGGGTCGCTCCCAACCCGGACGCCGGTCTGACGCTCGACGGCGGCGCAAACAAGTCCACTGACCTGTTCTCGGCTTCAGGGCAGTCGTCGCTCAAATACGAATTCTCGCTGGACGCTCAAGAGTAACGGCTTCGCCCGCACCCTCACCACAACAGCCACTATGCCTCTAGTCTTTGAACCTCGTTTAGACGGCTATCGGATTGCTCGCGACACGTCCCACGGCGAAATGGTAGCGTCTGTTCGCTGTAAGGCGTTTGCCGGCTACACGCCGACAACACCCATGACGGACGAAGAATTTAAGGCAAGCGCAGCCGTTGTGGGAATCGACGCAGCACTGGCCGAGCGAACTGCTCGCGCCAGTGGCGCAGGGCCAGCCATTTACAACCCGCTACCTCTGAACGATTGCGAAATCCATTCCGCATCCGGCCCGCTCAAGGTAGGCGACATCGAAGAAATCCTTATCTTTCTCCGCTCTCTACAGCCGGCTGAGTAGCTCGCGGCCGGTAAAGGCCCGCCGTGTCACACGCTACCCTCATCAAGCTCGATCGCCGGCAGCCGCCGTCCCCGCTGTACTTCCCTGATCGCAGCGAAGACCTAGCGGTCCAGCAACCCGCCCTGGACGACGAACGACCACCGCCTCTATCGTTTCCTTCCAAAGAGACACGCACGGTCTGCTACACGCTCGTTGACGACGAACTATCGTTCATCTACTTCGACTTTCACGAACCGTTCGTCCCGGCTGTTACTACCTTCCTCGCCCCGCCGCCCCAGGTAATCATCCAATCGCCCGAAGAGCTGTTCTACGTCTCTTCCGAGCATCACGAACCGTTCGTCCCAGCGGTCATCGCTTTTACCGCCCCAGCCCCCTCATTTCTGATCCACTCGTCCGAAGAGCTGTTCTTCGCCACGCTCCCGCTCGAAGTTGACGAGCCCTACTTCCCCGTCGCTACCAGCTTTCCTCGCCCAACCCCACACTACACCGTTATCTTCGACGAGCCTCTGGACCTGACCGGCCTAGCCTATTTCCTGCTCGACGAACCTGAACCGCGCATCTACATGCCGGTTATCCTCCCAGTCCTGCGTCTTCCTCTTTGGGAGGAAAGCGATCTCCCGATCATCGCCGGCAGCATCTTCGGGGAAGACGAACCGTTTACTTCACCACGCAGTACGCTCCAACCGCCCAACCGTTACGTCGATCTGGTAATCGCCATTACCCTCGATCCTGACTTCGGCGGCTACCATAACGGCATCGACGAAGGCTTTGTTCTCGACCAACCCAGCATCGAATGGTAATCCGTGCCTACCGAAGTCATCAAAACCGTCGGCCCCGGCAAAGACTACGCTTCCCTCGCCGCTTGGGTAGCTGGTCAAGCCGGAGACATGCGCGCTGGTTCCGGCTCTGACACTATCCAGATCGCCGAGCTGTACGCATTCACAGACACTACTCCGGTAGTTATCAGCGGATTCACTGGGGACGCCGACCACTATGTCATCGTCCGAACTGTATCCTCAGCACGCCATCGCGGAGTATGGGACTCCAGTAAATATGTTCTAGCCACAAACGACGTAACCTCTTCGCTGATTATCAACGATGCTTTTGTCAGAATCCAAGGTCTCCAAGTAGAAAGCACCAGAACAACCGGAACCCAACAAATAGTTAACGTCACCACACCAGACGGTGACAGCTACATTTGGATTGATAAATGCATAGTTCGCGCCATTTCGCCGAACATCGGCGGTTGGTGCTTTCGCACAATCAACGATAACAGAATAGACATAACCAACTGTATCGGTTATGGAAATGTCAGCTTTGGAATAGACTTGTTCGCATCCACGACCTCGCGGCTAAAGAGAGCCATAAATTGCACTACGTTGTTGAGAAGCCCTGATGCTATCAGAGGAATCATCGGATCGAACCCGACTTTCCACTTTGCGAGCAACTGTTACTCAGGAGGCGATAACACAACCGACTACCAGAGCGTAACTGTAACATCATCCGCATCCTCAGACTCTACAGGCTCGGCCGGTCTTAAAAACATTGAGCCCACGAACAACTCCGGGGCCTACTTCAGCAATGTGACGGCCGGCTCTGAAGACTTTCACATAAGCAGTCTCTCCCCTCTAGCCGGGGCTGGAACACCTTATCTCTATCCAGTCATCGACGATATAGACAACAACATCCGTTACGAGTTGTGGGACATAGGGGCTTATCAAATCACCCAGAGCCCAGTTCCGGGGACATTTCTCGAACGCACAATCTCCCAGACCCCACGCAAGCAAGCACTGATCGACCGAGAAGATTACTGGGCTCCCCCGCAACTCTACCTGGAACAAGAGGAACCGTTCTTTCCGGCCCGCACCACGCTCTACACGACCACTGCTCGCTTCACTGATCTCTGGGACGATCCAGCCGAGATCATCTTTGCTTACTTCTATCTCAATCCAGACGAACCGTTCTTCCCGGCTGTCACTAACATCCCTCCCGCTCGCTGGTTCACAACCCTCCCTGACCCAAACGAGCGAATCGATCCGCCACCGGACTTTTGGCTGATCGACGACGACGCCTACATCGCTCAGTCAGTCACTTACACAACCTACAAACGATTCACCCCCGGTCTGCCTGACGAACCATTTCGCTTCATACTGATCGAATCCCAGGATGATTACCGCCCTCGCGCCACCTCTTTCCCAACCTACACTTACCTACGTCAAGGCGCAGGCTGGTCAGAAGACGAGACTAATTTCTATGTCCACCTGATCGACTACGACCAGCCTTTTTCTCTCCAAAAAGGGCAGGTAACTACACGCTTTGACGTGTACGCTCGCTTCCAACTCTCTAACGAGCCTGAACAACTCGATTTCATTTACTGGGATCGCGACGACGCTGCTCCAATCGCAGCTACTCGTTTCACCACCTATCGCTTCATTCCACCGATCGACGATGAAGTCCGTGACTTCTCTACACTCATCAATGATGAAGACCATCAGCACCCGCTAGCTCATGCAGTCACCAGCTTCCCTCGCAACACACCCAGCCCGTTCTTTCACCAGGACGTATTCCAATTCATCTATATCGGGCAGATCGATAACGATCCCTTTGTGGCTCGCGCCACAGCGATACCCCAACCGCGCATCCCGCTCCCGATCGACGATGAGAACCTACAGCGTGCTCCCCTCGAAGAGTTCTTCGTCTATACAGCCGCGACTCTCGTCGCCCCAACCTATGCTCGTTATATCCTGCCGGATGTCGAGTCGCCGATCCTTTCTTTGGAAGAGAACGAGCTACTAACCCTCTCTCGCCCCTTTCCTTACACGCCCTCAGTCGTTCTCCGCTTCCACGACAGCGATCAGCCCGGCCTACTCTGGCTCTACGAAGAGGACAGCGCCTGGGCTCGGCCCTCCCCGTTTTCCTTCCAAAGAATCACCACAGCCCGCCTTGCTACCTTCCAATACGAAACGGAAGTTCACGGGCTCGGATTCATCTACCCCGGCTACGACGAGATCACCGGCCGCGCTCGCCTCGTCCCGCTACTAACCGGGCATACCCAACTAACCCTGTTACTCACAGGATCACTCCGGCTTCTCCCAACTATCACAGGACGCTTAACCATGATCGAAGATACCCTGCCTCTCGGCTGTGACGTGGACATCGAATGGCATGATGCTGAGTTCTCCTCTGATGATGAACCGCTTACCAATGCCATGTCTGTTACCGCCACTGCTTACATCACCAACACTTCTGATGCTTTGGTGGCCGGCTCAACAGTCACCCCGACTTACGACCCTGTTGTCGGCTGTTGGCGAGCCACCTTCCCTGGCACAATCAACCTGACCGAAGGTGAATGGTACTACTGCGTAATGCAGCTCGTAGTCACCGCTCCAGCTTCTCGCGTTGCTCGCGGCAAACGCTCACTCCGCCGCCAAGCTCTGCACTTAGGTTAGCATTTGAATTGTTCCCAACTTTTCGGTAGGGTATGGTGAAAACCCGCCCTGCCATATTCTTCTAGGCTCAAGTAACCGTGTATCTTCGTATCTACCGCCGCACGCTCTTTGCTTGAGCGCTCAAGCACGGTTTATACCGCGGTCCTCTTGTCGATGCTGACCCGCTTCTGACTGTTTCCTTCCAAAGAGATAGCGGGCCTCCCCCTACCCCTATGCTTGAGCGCTCAAGCATGAAGGGGCGGGCTCTGCCCCTTTACCGCATTGCCCTGCCCGGCTGCCCGGCCCGCCCCGTACCCACGCTCTCGCCGCCTCCCCCTCTCCTACCCCGTACTCACGCCGCCCGATCGCTCGCCGGCAGCCGATCCCCCGTACTCACGCTCTGCCGCCGCCTCTTGGCCACCCGATGCCGGCCG